TTACATCACCGGGCAGTCGTCGAACTCACCCGAGCGAGCATCGTTGATGCTATAGGTGATCACCCCAAACACCGGCCGCGAAGTATCCGAGGCGTCATCCTTCGATGGTAACGGCTCCATCCTTCCATTTTCAGGGTTCTCCAGGCATGGATGCGGTATCGCCCTGTACCGCATGATCCTGAACTCACCATCAACGGCACAGACAAGCAGAGAACCGTCTTTCGGTGTCAGTGATGAATCGACGATGAGCATGGCCCCCTTCATGATCCCCGCACGCAGGTATGTCGTGCCGGCTATCATCATGTACGTGGCAGAAGGGTGAGCGATGAGACGCTTGTCGAGTGATATGCGCTCTTCAACATAGTCTGCTGCTGGCGACGGAAAACCCATGGTACACCTCCGAAATACTGTATACGCATACAGTATAGTTAAGTGGTATCCCATCGCCTATCAATTTTTCCAGCTTGGCAAAAAAATGGTTGTGCTGTTCCTTCTTCCATTTGAAAATACTTAACAAAATAAAATGGTATCAGAGGATGTATGAAAGTTGACAATACAGTTAACAAACTAGGCTACATAGATGCAACCAGGGGCATAGCCATTTTAATGGTGATAATGGTCAATACTTCCCAGTTAGTTGATGGTCTTCCTGGGCTGGTTGGTTCTGTGGCTTCGTTCGGGCAAATGGGTGTGCAGCTATTTTTTGTGGCTTCTGCTTTGACTCTGTGCATGTCTCACGCCAGGAGATCGAGTGAAAGAAACCCAACAATTAAATATTTCATTCGGCGTTTTTTTAGGATTGCACCATTATATTACTGCGGAATTATTGGTTTTTTTGTTCTTAACTATGTTGGCACCAAGTACCTTGGCGCACCATACATGCATGAAGGTCAGTATTCAGCTATAAATATTCTTTCAAATATATTTATGCTGCATGGAATGGTTCCATCAGCCAATAACACAATTGTTCCTGGCGGTTGGTCAATAGGTACTGAATTTATATTTTATGCATTATTCCCAGCACTTTTTATCATTTTTGATAAAATGCATAGAAAGGCCGGATTAAAAGCAATATTTATAGTGTGGGTATTTATAACAACACTAAACTTTGCGTTTCAGCTTTTTTATTCATCGCATTCAAATCTTGGCTTCTTTAATAACTCATTCTGGTACTTTAATATATCAAACAACCTAAGTGTATTTATTGCTGGGTTCATGATATTTTATGGAGCTGATAAAATAGTAAGTTCCAAAACAACATCATACCTACTATTTGCAGCACTAATTACAGTGTCTATTTTTATTTTTAGCATGAATAGACACATTCTTTACAGCATAGTGCCAGCCATTTCAGCCATTGCATTTATTTTCCTTATATCAGGACTTGAGCGCTCTAATGCCTCTCCGAAAATCCTAAGAAGGATAGGTCAGCTTTCATTTGCTATGTATATTACGCATATTGTTTTTACATCATACGTAATTAGGGCTATAAACAAGCATATTCCAGATTTTTCGCCTTCAATTAAACTGCTGGCTTTTTATATTATTGTCGTTTCTATTTCATTTGTAGCTGCGGTTGTTTGCGAAAAACTAATTGAAAACCCAGGAATACAAATGGGTAAAAAATTAATAAATAGCCTTAAATCTGATAATGACAAATCAAAACTTAAAATTGTTATGGCGCTTGGAGTTGCATTTCTGTTGTGTGCGTCTAGTGCCGTAGCTTACCGTCATTTTCAATCTTATATGTCAACTAAGCGCGTATCTGACTTTCAGTCGGTAATGCTCGACTTTAAAAAAATGAATGCAAACCAGGCCGATGGTGACTACATAATATACGGGGATTCGCTCATTCAAGGCATGTCACCTTATGGTCTAAACTTTAAATATGTAAACATGGGTGTAGGTGGTTATTCAATATCTCAGATTTTGTCTTTGTCAAAAGATTACGAAGCATCTGGGTATAAAGGCGCAATAATTGAGGGCGGTGTTAACGATGCTATGGGTTCGAAAACACAAGAAGAGATTTCGATGGATTATGAGAAATTACTTGGAAACGCCTCCATCGTTGACAATGTTTATGCATTGAAAGTTTTGCCAATCATAAGTGGAGCAAGAAAAGATGTTGACCATGTTAACTCAAGAATAAGCATGATTAACACCATAATTGATAAATTATGCACTCGTAAAGTTAACTGTAAGGTGATCGAAGTTCCCGCTGAGTTTTTATCTGATAAAAAAAATGATTTATACTTTGATGACGGTGTTCATTTAAACAAAAATGGATATGCCGTCTGGATGAGAGAAATTAATAAACATGTGAAGTAGGTGAAAGGGCCGCGTTGCGGCCCTTGCTTTTTTACCATGAAGCATCAATGTAGAATGTTGGGGATGTTGTAGTGGACCCAACAATCGTTATCGCCCCTGTTGAAGCGTTTATCGTTGCCATAGCCATTCCGAATGATGTTCCGTCAGCTGTAAATGGCACAGGAATGTTTTTGTTAACAGGTGGTCTGCACCATCTTGGCAACGTCAATACTGTATTGCCATTTGCAAATGACGTAGCGGCAAGTTTAACATTTATTGAATTACCAGTTAAGCTTGATGGTGTCTGTACGGTTACGTTCGTCCCAGCCCACCACTGAACGGCAGACCTCGGTGTGAAATCAACCCTTGACCACCAGTCAATAATTGCTGAGCAAATAATTTCCGCATAAAGACGATAACCAAGCTGGCTCTGATGGATATCATCACGTAACAATGGATCATACTGTGTACCGAAATATTCAGGCAGTGGAGCTGGTAATTGGTGTGTGGTGCTTACACAAATAACATTGTTGCCATATTTCATCATTTTCCGCTTTCCTGCCTCGCGCAACTCCGCCACACCATCGTAATTAGCTGATGGTTGACCAGCGCCGCCAATAAATGACTGGCTATACCACATCCAAGGCTCAACCCAAACAGGGATACGACCAAGGCCATTGCAATAAAGTACAAACTCCTCAACCAGCGCAGCCATATAATCTCCGCTCTGATTTGCCTGCCCTTCGTTAGTTCCGGCAACCATAATAACAATGTAAGCATCACCCGGCCCCTGAGCCTTCAGGAGATCTAGCTGTTGCCTCATTGTCTGCCCGGCAATTGCCTTGTTTACAATGCTATATGAACGGTGGCCGTTCGCTCCATCCATTAATTGCGGAATGTACGAGCTGAACGCGGAAATGAAATCCTCAGCCGTACTATCTCCATGAATCAGAATATGTAGTGGCGGCTTACCATGCACGCCATTGTTCGAAATATAGCTGCATAGCCCAGTTACACGAGCAACGCCTGATGATGACGCTGTTAGCGCAACAAATCCCACCTCATAAACATCACCTACCTCTGAAGTATCGAATGGAACACGGATACCGACGCCATTCATGGTAATCAAAGCAATGTTTTTTGCCTGTAAAGACACACCTATAGTGGCCTTTCCTGGCGCATAGGAAAGAAGGTTGCCAGGGATGGAAAATGGAGTTCCGTTTGCTACTGCACCTCCAACCGGTTTTTGTCTATAACTCCACTGCGTTGCCCCTGGAGCACCGTAGAACATCATCCATCCTGCAGAACAACGAAGCAACAGCCCTATTTCAGTTGCAACCTGAGACTCCATACGGATATGTGCTGAAATGTGTTCACCAACCGCAATAGGGGCAAAAAGCCCTGTTGTCAGATTCGCTGCTAATGAAAAAATGGCTGCACTATCAGAAGAATTATTGATCCCGCCTGCTGTGAATGTATCTCCATTTACAGAATATACCTTGCAATCAGCCCACTCGACGCGCTTCATTCTAACCGGATTACGATTTAGAATGGCCTGCTTTGCAAGATATCTCGTTTCCCCTCCGGTTGTTTTAAAGTTCAGGTTGGTGAATTCAAATGTTCCCTCGCCTTCGTACTGAAGTGATTTGAAGAGGGAGTACAAATCACTATCGAACCGCAGAGTTACATTTTTGTCGATGATAACTTTGCTGTTAGCCAGGAAAGAAGCATTCGCAGCTGTAGACGGCACAGTGTAAACCATCTGAGATTTTGAATGATTCGAGAAGTAAACATACCCATATGAAGCAACACTATCACGCCATGCCTGCACTACGTTCGAGTTAACATAGCTTGGGATCTTAGTAATTGACTGCAGAACCAGACTTTGCTGAGAAAGAGCTCCATTAACGAGACTCACGCCGCCCGGCGCCGCCAGCGCAGCCCTTAAAGATGCATCACCAACACCTACCCATTTCCCCTTACCAATCCCACCAGTGCTATCAGGCGTAGATCCAGGGGGAACTACTTTGGGGAGCGGCCCATCCCATCTGTAGTACTCGCCGTTGCTCTCCCAGCGTAAGCACTCGTTAGCAAGGCTAATGGTGCTGCCATCTTCAAAAGAATCCTTCGTGATATAGCCATAATTCAGAATTGCCTGATTCGCATCGTAATTTATTCCCTCAATTGTACGATGCTCTTCGCCAAACCTGTCAACATAAACATGGTTTTCAGACGTAACAAATTCGTCAATTTTCCCCGCGTTAAATTTCAGGTCGCGAGGCGATTCACTTGGTACTGCGTCTTGAGTAGGTTGCGTAGCCATATTGATTCCATAAAAAACCCGGCGCAGTGGCCGGGTTGGGATTGTCGGGAAAAATCTTATTGGTAGATGGCGTCGCTGTATTCCGCGACAGTCAGGGAGACTGTGTTATCAGTGTTCGGTTTGATGCTGTTTACCGTCCACAGTTGGCTGTCCAGTTCTTCCACTGTCGCGATGAGATAACGCGACGGGAGTTGCACTGTATCTCCGTTCCAGATGTTGAGTTGAATGTCTGGTATTGCCGCGGTGAATCCGTACTTGGTATCGCTACGGGCGGTGGCCGGATAGCGCAGGGTTGGGTTACCCAGACTGTCGGTCACCAGCACGTACATTGAACCGGTAAACGCTATCGGTTCGCTGGTATCGAAGTTATTCCCGGCGCGGCCGGTGATGTAACCCTGCTGCTGGTTGCTGTCGTAGATGTCAGGCATCTGAATGACGCTGCCAACCTGGATAATGCCGTCTTCGAACACCTTAGCGTTCATCTTCACCCGGGAGTAGATAAGCCGCTTCGTTTCGCGCAGCGCGCGTTCCCGAGCCTGATACTCGTTACGGAAGCCGACTATCTCGAGCTTGTTCGGGTTCTCTGCTTCCTGTTCGATGATGGAGCCGTTCAGCACGCGGTAATTGATGTATGTCTTGTTGTTCGTGGTCGGGTGGACATAGGACACCTGCACGCCGTCGTAGCCGCCCGGAAGAGTGGCTTCGTACGTCATTTTGTATTCGTCCGTCTTCATGTTGGCACGATTGAATACTGCAGCCGGGTAATCAACTTTTTGGTCGCGAGTAAACGTCAGCACGCCATCGTCCCAGTACGCCACCACTGACGCCGCATTGCAGATCGCCTGCACGCGGTCGCCCAGCGAGTCGTTCTCGTCATCAAACGTGTAGTCGAAATAACCCAGGCGCTCATCAGGCAGGCTTTCAGCAATCGAATACAGCCCGTAGAGGTCAATGCTGCTTACCGGCTGCGCGCCCATAATCAGCCAGGTGTGCGCCACAGCATCAGCGAACGAGCGTGACGGACGCAGCGTGTAATCCACCGTCTGCGTGTCCAGGTCGTAAGTGATGGTATGACGTGTCACCAGCGCGTTATATTTGCGCTCGCGGCTCCCCAGCGCGTTCTCAGTCGCTCTCACCTTCACTCGTACCAGCGTGTCGGTCGGATGAACGACGTTCGTCCTGATGTTGATGCTGTGGATCTCTTCGACCTTCAGCAGTGAAGCATCGCCGGAGTTATCCGTGCGCTGGAAGCTGACCGCGTATTTCCCAAAGCCGCCGGACGGTGTGATTTTGTCTGTGCGGTAGAACACCTCACTTGTTGAGTCATGCGGTGTCGTCTGCCGGTATGTGAAAGTCTGCTGGGTGCCTGGAACCTGGTTATAATCGTCGTCGATTTTCCAGATGACTACCTTCCAGTTCGTTTCCTTATTTCCTCCAAGGCTGGACTGGGTATGCAGCCACAACTGAGTTGACTCGACAGGAGAGAAGAACGGTCCGACGATCAGAGCCTCGTTGTCATTGAGGATGAACTTCGTTGTGTTGATCGTGGCATTCGCCGGGATGTCCTGATGACCATCAAGCTGGTTCATCGTGAACGTGTACCAGCGCACCGGATTAACCACAGCGCCGTCGTTTGTTTCAACGGCGGAGATCAGCGTCCCGGAGAATGTCGCGTCAGTGGTTACGCTGCCTGATGCTGTGTTGTACGTAACGTTGATGGTGAAGGTAACCGCATGCGGCAGCACCAGCCCCATAAAGTAGTCAAACTCGGCCTGTTTCACGATTTTCATCGCTATCTGGCCGCCGGAGTACGTACCGCTGACCACGGTTGTTGCAGTAGCGCTCTCTAACGGAAAATCGCTGGCCTCGTTCTGCCCGGGGACCTCCTGCCCGTCGACGTCATCAAACCCGTAGCCTTCGACGATCTGCGGGATTACTTCGCCAGGCTGGAAGAACTGGAATTCGGCACCAGCAAGAGAGCCCAGGCTTGATTCTGAGTAGCGCACAGACTCGTAATCGTATTTGCCGATCCCGATGCACATCCATTCCGTTACGTACTTCAGGCCGCCGTCGGTGGACGTCTGGTGAACGTATTCGAATACCGACTCCTGAATCAGGTCCGGGAATGAACGAATCTGTCCGTAGATGTCCGGCTTGGCCTTATACACACGCGCGGTGTTTGTCTGACCGGTCAGGCTATTGTTCGGTGAGTCGACGGTATTACCGCCGTTGTTCGCGATAGCGGGCTTCGGCGCCAGGAACGAAAACACCTGACCCACCACTTTAAATATCGGGCTCAGGATGTCGCCGACAATGCCCTTCGGCTGGTCGAATATCTGGATGTGGTCCAGCTCACTCAGCTCAAACGCCAGCTCGTCATCGTCGCCCAACTTCACGCCGTTGCGGACGATCAGCAGATCGCGGTGAAAGGTAGCGTCATTTGCCGCCAGCCAGTCATAAAAAAGGGTGCCGTTTGGCACCCTGCAACGCAGCTTAGGCGTTCCTGGAAAATTTGATATCTCAACCAGCGCCATACGAAAAGTACTCCACTTTGGTGAATGCCCGCTGAATGACCAGCAACGAGTCCATGCGCACACTGCCGCCCTCACCGCGCGCATGCAGCGCCTGACGGTTTAGCACAAGGCCAACGTGCGCAGGCTGCGCGCCGCGATACCCCACGAATATCCCGCCCTCTACCGGCTTATCGACCTGGCGCCAGAAAACGACGTCGCCCTGATAGCAGGTGAAGAAGTCAGCTCCGGCTTCGTAGTCCGGCGTCTGGTGCAGCTCAATGCCGAGAACGTGCCGGTAATACAGCACCACCAATGCCCAACAATCCATCGCACCGAATGTGCAACTCCTGTTGGCCCATGGCTTTCCAATAACAACTTTGATGAAGTCGGATTTATCCATGTCACTCACCGTGGCGGGATGTGAAACCTTCATGACTGCGGAGAGCCTCAGCGCGAGCGGTACATGCATCTTCAAAGTTTACGAACTTCCCAAGGTGCTTCTTGCAAAGTCTCGCAACCCATTTTCCGGTGTTTTTGTCAAAACAAACCCCTGTCACTCCTGAGGTGTTTTTCGAGCTTTTCCGCCTATTTCGCTGGTTAATGCTGTTGGTTGCCAGCCTGAGGTTTTCAATATTATTGTTAAGTCTTTCGCCATCAATATGGTCAACTTGGTAGCCTGCAGGAATAGCTCCATGGTGTATCTCATAAATAATCCGATGCGCTAGATAAAATTTCTGGTGAAGAACAACCCTGACATAACCTTTACCGTCGCGATTTTTAACTTCATCGCCTGCTTTTACAGGCCCTCTATGGCTGTGCCTCCAAAAGAGTTTTCCATCCCGATATTCGAAATAATCACTCCAATTCATATCTACCTCACAGATACTGAAGTCCCGTGTACTCGACTGGATCATAAAGGCGACCAATGTTGTTGTTCAGAGGGTTGGTGACAGACAGAGTGACCGATGAGGCCTCGGCATCGATATCCACCGTCTTGACGTAAAGTTGCCACGACTTAATCGGCATCGACACATCGCCGCTGTCGAAGATCTGCCGCGTGGCCGTAATAGCTGTTAGCCGGGCCGCTCCCTTCCACTGCTTCATGAGAGCTTTGATGTCAGACGACAGACGCCCTAACTTCACGGTCGCGTCGATCACCGGCGTGCCGCTCTGCTGGCTCTCTTCGATTTCAAAACGCGCTGGCGTGTACGTCTTGCCGCCAAGCGTCTTCGGGAAGAACTGCTTGTCTACCAGGCGGACATAGCCAAAGGATGGATGGTAGAACGTGATGGTGTCGTACAGCCCGCGCGTCGGGCGCTGTTGTTTGTACTGGCGGAAATTCATGTTTAACCGCTCCTAAAAGTAAACCCCTTGTGTCTTTTGCGCTTTCCCGCCACACAGTTTCTAACTGTCGCGTAATCAAAGCCCATACCCCTAATTTCTTTTTCTCCACATAAGGTGTACTCCTCACCTGAACTCAGTCGCGTAGCAATAACTGGCGCTGAGAATCGGTGATGATCCTGTCCAGACTTTGGCACCCTCAACCCATGAGTTAAGGCGTGAATGTTATTGTCAGAGTGAGTGCACCATTCCAAATTACTCACGGTGTTATTCAGCTTGTCACCATCGATATGATTTACCACCTCCCCTTCAGCGCAACTTCCCAAGAAATGAGAGGCAACAATCCTATGAACACTCAATTGCTTGCAACCATTTTCATTGCATAGTGTTACATGAGCGTACCCACGAACAGCTCTTGGCTTAAGAACTCTTTCTTTGATATTCCTTCCATCAGAAGTAAGTCTCGCAAGGCTGGTAATTACTCCTGATTCAGAAACGGTATACAGTCCTTCATATCCATTAATTGGCATTACGCGCATGATTCGTTTTCCCGTGGCTTACACTTCACTGATTATATCATTTTATGTAGGCATTACGGCACTCTCGGTAAAGATTCCGGGTCGCGCCCGTCAGGATAACCCGTTACCACGATATCCAGCCACGAATCCCACGGCGGCGGAAGTTCAACTATGATATCGTCGAACTCATCGTCGGCGTTGTACAGATGGTTAGCAATTACGGTTCCCGTCCAGGTTACCACCCCGCCGTCGATACTGGTTTGCACTGGCATCTGAGTGAAGTGAAGTTCCTGGAGTTGCAGGCCACTGCCGCCAAGATTGATATTCATCCGGAACCAGTTCAGTCCCCGGTTGAGATAGTTCGGGCTGCGCAGCCACTGCTGGAAAGCTCGCTCTTCGGCCAGCGTGAAGATCCACGTCACCGACCAGGTCGCTTTTAGATCATCGGTCTGGTTCTGAAAGATAGCCGGGCCGACCGCTGGCTGATCGGTCTGGAACCCGGTATCGAGCGTCATGTTTTTGCTGGCCTTCTGCGCCAGTGGCAGCCAGTCGGGATAGTCGATAATTGGCATCAGCCCTGCCCCCTTGGCGTGCGCTTAACGTTCAAATTGCTGGTAATGGCTTGGCTTGCTGGTCCACCATTATTCATGTCAGCGATGAATGCATCGATGGTCCATGTACCGTCACTGCCCTGCGTAGCCTGTGCATCGACAGACGCTGAAGAGTAATTGTTGATATTCAAAATCACCCCGCCACCGCCTCCGGCAGTCATCTCCTTGTTGCTGATCACCCTGCCGTTGTCGCCCGGTATCATGTACTGCTTACCGGTACTGGCCTGGTAAATCTCCGGCATGCCACCTTCGCCTACCTGGTACATACCGCCAGCCGTCACCGGCCCGCCGTTTTTACGTTTACCGAGAAGGTTAGCACCAATAACGCCCGCAACCGCACCGAGACCGATAGCCGCCGCTGTTCCCATTGAGGCAATGGAGGATAGGATAGCCGCCGGAGTCCATGCCGCAGCGGTTGTCGCTGCCGCTGCTGTGCTGGTAGCCGTCTGCGTGGCCACTGCCGCCGTCTGCACTGCTGTCACTGTGCCGATAGCCGCCGTTTGTGCCGCCTGGCCCATGATGGCTGACTTGACCCACTCAACGCCCATCTGCACGAAGGTATTAACCAGGCTGTTGAGAACCGTGCTACCAAGAGATCGCATTGCATCACTAGCCGTCATGCTGCCGGTGATAATTCCCGTTAATGCGTTGGAGGCATTTCCTGCTAGCGCATCGATTGAAGCCGCCAGCGCTTCATTGCCCGCGCTCTGGTTACGGAAGATCTCCCACTGTGCAGCGATGCGCGCCTGCTCGTACTCCCTGTCAGCGTTAGCACGCAGCATAAGGGCGTTCTGGTGAGTGATAATCCCCTGCTGCTCGTATGACTGAATAAGCGCGAGTTTACGGGCATTTTCATTCGCCAGTTGCTGCACTGGGTCCACGCCGCCAGCAGCTTCCTGCTGCGGGCTGACGGCCTGATCGGCACGGATTTTCGCAAGGTTGGCCTGGTGGGTTGCTTCCAGTCTCTCAGATGTCTGATTGAACTGCTCCTGACTGATTTTCTTCGCAGCCAGAGCGGTATTCAGATCCTCAACATCCTGCTTATAGCTGGCGTTTTCTCGCGCTTCTGGCAGGAGCTTCTCGGCTGCCGCCTGCGCCTTAATGGCATTGGCCGTATCCCATTTCTCTGCAGCATACTGCCGGGCCTGTGCGATCTGGGCCTGAGTCGCACCTTTCCCAAGAGATTGCTCGGCATTGAGCATAGCCTGCTCGCGGCTGAGTTCTTGAGTTGACCCCGCCGCCAGTTCTGCTTGCTGTTTCAGGTTCGCCAGCTTCTGAGCAACAGATTCAGCAGAAGACGCTGATTTTTTCCCCTGTTGCTCACTCTCTTGTTGAGCTTTTTTTCTGGCTTCTTCGGCCTTTTGCAAGTCGTAGTTTTCTCCAGCAAGCTTTCCAGCTGATGATATCTGATTCTTGTTATCAGTTACCTTGGCGGCTTGCATTTGAGCTTTAACAACGGCTCTTTGTCGCTCATCCTGAATTTTAAGAAGTTCGTTTTGCTCCTCAAGATTGAGGATGAGCTTATCGCCCTCTTTCGTGGCCGGAGAAATTTGCAGTGCTTTCGGATCAAAATTCTGCCCTGCCTGATTGGCCCGGTTTATTTCATCAGCTGTATCACCAAAGGCTTTCGCTACCGCACCCTGAACTTGCTCAAGAGACCAGGATTTTTCGATGAGTTGATCATGAACGCCCATCGCCGTAAGCATGTTGTTCGTGAGTGTGCGAGTCGCCTCAGACGCGGTTTCTTCTGTCCGGGATAATTTATCCTTTGCGGCCTCAAGATCTCGCGTCTTGCGAGCCAGTTCATCAGACACTTCCGCCTGTTGGCGGGCAAAATCTGTACCTTGCCCCATAGATTCAGCAACTTTCTGCGCTGCAGGGGTAAAGTTCTGATACCTGTCTCTCAGAGAGTCAACTTCACTCTGCAGATCAGCAACAGCTTCTTTCTGAGCTCGTATAGAATTATTGGCATCAGCAATAGCTCCGCGGAGCTGCGTGTTCGACATTGCATTCATGGCAGCATTGAGCTTATCCAGCCCATCGGCAAAGGCGATTGCCTCCTCTTTTGCCTGCTGGGCTTTCTGCCAGAAATAGAAGATCGCTCCGGCTGCGAGCATAGCAGCACCAGCAGGACCACCTATGAGAGCAAGCGCACCACGCGCCATTCCAATACCTATGGACGCTGCACGAGCAGCTGTCGCCGCACGGGCCGACGCAGCAGCCTGGGCAGTTTCAGCCTCCGCAAGAGCAAGAGACGCGGTAGTAGCCCGTGTTTTTGCGGCCACAAGAGCATCCATTGCCAGCATTTCTGCAGCACTACCTTTTGCCACGTTATATTCAGCCTGGGCCAGCGCGAGAGAAGATAGAGCAGCCTCTTTATCAGCAAGAGCCTTACGCTGAACAGAATTAGCAGCAACCAAAGCAGCCTGTGCCGTCTGATTGTCTGCTACGACCTGCTGACGAGATGCTGCGATATCTGCAATTTTCGCAGAGGTGGCCATGGTCAGCGCACCGACATACCGCGCACCCATTACGCCGGCAACAATCGTGAGCGTAGTGCTGAGAACGTCCAGGTTTTCACTTAGAGATATGACTGAGTCACTGAATATTTTGACGCCAGTTTTTACAGTGGCATTCTCGCCAAAGAACTTCGTGATGTTGTTGTTGGCAATTTCAAGAGACTGGCTGATCGTTGCAGTAGTTTTAGCGAACTCCTGTCCAATTTTATCGCCCTGGGAGAGTAATCCATTCACGATCACATCAGTGGTTAACTTACCCTCTGCAGCCATGTTTCTGAGCGCCCCAATGCTGACATTCATGGAGTCAGCAAGAGCAATCATGAGCCGGTTACCCTGCTCATTCACAGAGTTAAATTCATCGCCTCTTAGAGCTCCGGACGCCAGACCTTGAGCAAGCTGGATGATTGCGTTGCTTGCCTCCTCCGCTGTTGCCCCTGATACCACGAAACCCTGGTTAATAATGGTTGTCAGCCTCGTGATGTCCTCTACACTGACGCCATAACTCCTTGTTGATCGCTCGAGACGTGCATAGAGAGTGGCCGTCGCATCGAGACCTGAACGAGTCTTTTGAGAGATGTCAAAAACACGTTCTGTGACATCAGCCAGTGTTTCAAACGGCGGTACGGAATCCCTGACGGCGTTTGCCAGTTTATTACTCAGGTCCTGCCATGCCTGGGCATATGCGCCAACCTGTTGTACAGAAAGAGCAGCTATGAGCGCTTTCGCGACACCAGTTAAGCTTGACATAGTGCCTTCAATCGAAGACAGGGATCGCTCAGTGCGATTTAACCCAGCCTCAAGACGACCCATGCTGCCGTTAAGCCCATTCAAAGCGGCATCAATATCCCGGCGTCCCTGAAGGATCCCGGCGGTGTCCATGTCAACTTCATAAACAATCGTTCCAGCGCTGACAGTACCAGCCATAATCTAATCTCCGGGCAATAAAAAACCCCGCCTGAGCGAGGTTGTTTTGGTGTGTTCTTTTTTACTTGGCCCGTTCCGCCCGGGCTAATCGCTTCGCTTTCTTCGCCATGTAATCATCGGCGATCGCATCGTACTCATCGCGAGTGAAGCCTTTCTGCTCCGGGTATTTTGCCGACAGAAGCATCTGAAATTCGGTCATCGTTAACTGAGAGGCTTCTTCGCGGATCATGCCGAAATGAGTACGCGCCGCGCTGATGTAGTCGAAGGCTTTAAATTCGTTAGTTCTCGCACCTGTTTCGTGGCGCTGCAGCTGGCGAACCTTTGCCTTTCCGACGACGCCGTGCTGCATGAGGTGCTGCGCCAGCACGATGATGTCGTTCTTCGGCATTTGCCCTGGTCGGTAGACGACGCAATGCCGCCACCCTTTCCATTCTCCGATCATCGGTGTCAGGTCGTCATCGCAGCACGCCTGCAGCACCAGCATGCACGTTGATAACAGCTTCTCGGCAGCGCGGTTGAATGATGGGGCCAGCCATTCAGGAAAACGCCCCAGCGTGCCAGCGCACACATCAATGAGTTGAGCGACATCATTGCCATGAATAGTGGCGTACGCCTGCACAATCTCTTCCGGATTGCCGATCCTCGTCATAGCCTCGAATGAAGGTCGCAACAGGTAATCTTTCCCGCCTTCGCGGCTGTCGCTGATAGAGAGTTCGCCAATATCGGTTAAAGCGGTCATAGGCCTTCCAGTAAACGGTCATTATCAAGGGCAGCACGCCGCCCTTTGGAATGTCCGTTAGGTAACGGTAACCGTATGCACGGCCACAAAGTTGCCATCTTCGGTGTTGATGATGATCTGCGCGCTGCCGGTGGCAACACGCGTCACGGTAACGGTGTTGCCGGAGGCGGTGGCCGTTGCTTTGGTCGCGTCGGTAGTCGCCACAGTGAATTGTTTGTTGGTAGCGCCGGTTGGTGCGATGTTCACCGTGAAAGTGCTGGTGCCGCCTGCCGTGCCGGTGCTGGTTGTCGGCGTTACCGTCACGCCAGTCACCGCTACCGCAGTGATTTCGTTCACTTCGATAGTGCTTGCATCACCTACTTTGAACTCAGTAGAGAACGTGACGATGTCGTTGGTGCCACCGTCAGAGCTCAGCGCCGTGATGTTCATATATCCGACGAATTCGACCGGGCCGTAGTCCATGCGCACCCAGATCCCAGGCTGGCGCTTGGCCTTCAGCTCGTCAGCGAAATACTTGATGAATTTGCCGACACCGTACTGATCCAGCTTATCCTTCTTGCGCACTTCACCCTCAAAGCTCAGGGTGAAATCACTGTTGGTGATGATGGTCTCGACATAGCCGCCGCCGTCATCCGCATCAGAGGTAACCGAGTTAGGGTTGAAGTCGAAGCCCTTCGACGTACCAGCGGCCAGCGCCATCCACTCACCTTCGAGTGGTTTGACGTCCGGGCAGCCATCGGCGACTTCCAGCACGACCGCACCGCCGAACAGGCGCTCGTTCGAGTTCTGGCAATTAGCCATGTGAAACTCCTCTTTGACGTATAAAAGAAAACCCGCCGGAGCGGGTTATTTGGTTGGGAATGGCTAGTCGCCAAACGTGCAGGCAAATTGCAATCGGAAGACTATTCGCCCTTCTTCTGTGAGCACCGGCGCGGGAATTGCGCCCATGTTCTGGATGTAGCCAACGCACTCGTCAGCCATGGGGTTAGCCTTGACGTAATCGACGATGCGGTTAGCTGCCTCCAGCGCCGCTTTGCGCTTATCTTTTGCGCCGACGACGTCGACCAGAACGTGGTATTCGGACCCGAGATTGGTTCGAATATTCGAACCGCCGTTTGGCCTGAATACCATGATCGCCTTCGACAGGTCGCCTGGGTCGTCATACATCAGCTGCTGCACCGTGAAGCCATTCGTTAACCCGGCATCACCGAACATGTTTCTCACCCGTTCATGCATCATGGGCGTCATAACGACATCTCCTTGGCGATCACCGCATCAATCTGGCTGCGGGTATCCTCAAAGCCTTTGGTCAGGAACTCTTTCCGCGCGGTGGCCCGGCGGAAGGTCTGAGGCACATTCGGATCGTGAACGAAAATCGCGTAATTAGCGGAGTAGCCCACACGACCAGTCACCCGACTACCTTTCACGGTTATGTCGCGAAACTGGCTGTTTAGCAGCGTTGAAGTGTCGATTGGCGTATACAGCGCGGCCTGTGAACCGCCGATAATTAGCGCTGACTGGATGGCCCTCACTACCTTGCGCCCCTGAATGTCCTGAATGATTCGATTCAGATTAGCCTTCGCCTCGCGCATTCCACGTACTTTTCCCGCCATGGCTACACTCCCGTAATTATTGCCCAGTCGTCTTCCATGCCTTCCAGCGTGTCGTTCCAGCGCGTAACGTGGCGAACCTCATCAGCTCCTGCAACTACCGGGTCTGTTTCAGTGCTCACACCAATCAGGATGTAGTCGCCTTCATCAGCCAGCGCGTACGCCGTGAAAAAGGTGTTTTTGACAACAACCTCTTTACCGAGTGAGCCGAGCTTTGCCGACATGCCGCCGATGTAGTCGCACATGATGGTTTCAGGAGGCTCATAAGCTGAAATCGGGTCCCCGTACTCATCGTTGCCGCCCGCACCTTTGCGCCACAGGGTGCAGGGTTTGTTGTATGACCATTGTCCCGCTGAACTCATTCACGCCACCTCAGCACCTTCGCGCCTGTCGCCCGGATGCGCGGGCAGTTGATATGCCACTCGCCGTCCGATTTCACGTAGCCGGTAGTCTCCCGCCCTGTGTCAGTCATCACCCAGACTCGGGTGAACGAGCACGGCAGGCCGTGCTTAACTGATTTGTACGTCATCAGCAGCCCCCGACTACCATGAACAAGCCGACACTGTTACCTGCACTGATCGGCAGCTCACCGGTGCAGCCGCTGGTATCGAGCCTGGCCAGCGAGTCACGCAACCAGGTAATACTGTCAGCACCGTAATCGAATGAGCGGGACGCGCCAGACGGCGCACCCTGCGATTTGATGCGGCGCGCGCCGGAAGACGTAGCCATAAGCGCGGCGGCGTACATCAGGATCAGCTTAGCGGTGCAGTCGTCATAGCCAGCACCATCGAGGCACGGGATAATCTTGTTCACCACGCAGAGAATCGGATCCAGCAGTGCGCCCGGAATGGAGTAACCCAATTCACCGAGGAACGCCTGCACGTCTGCCGCTGTGATTGGGTCAGCCATGGTTATTTCGCCTTCTTGATAGCTTCTTCCAGTGCTGCTTCGGCCTCATCAGCACGTTTTGTTTCTACTGCCATCGCGTCGGCGTGAGCCTTGTCTTTTGCTTCACCATCGGCGATTAGCTTTTGGTTCTGCTCCAGCGCGTCGGCGAGTTGCTTTTGCAGGCCAGAAAGGTCTGCCGCCTGCGCGGACGGAGTTGACACTTCGAAGGAAAGCTTCTCGCCTTTCTTCTTGTCAGTGTCCTTTGCTTTGCCAGACGCCTTCCAGCGCGCTGCTGTTGCATCGTCCACTTCTACGATCGCACCAACCTCCAGTTTGCGGAGGTTGGCACCGGCGAAGACGTTACCTGCTGTGATTTCTACCAGTGCCATTCAATTTCTCCTTAGCTGCTCGCGAAGAGCACGCCATGTTTGAGGTTGATATCCTGCTTGACCATCAGGCCCATAGCGCCCCAGGTGCGCCAGATGTAGTCGCTGTTATAGAACTGACGAGGGTCAGCAACAGTGCCCACAGCCTGGCCAGTGATCGGAGCGATAACGCCGGCAGTCAAAGGAACAACCAAAATCTGGTTACCTGTGAGTTCGGCGTCTTCTTTCACTGCGGCAATGCCGGACAGCTTCAGGATTTCCTGCAGGATGGTACCGGACTGGTAATTGTCGCTGAAATAGCGCTCCCAGTTGGACATGATCTCGCTGGATACGTACCAGGTCTGCGGCGCGTACTGGTTATTGGTGATCTTCATGGTGTCACGCAGGGCGATCGCACCGTCTCGGTTCTGTTCTGCGGTTGTAGTGCGGCTGGAGAAGTCGATGTTCAGGCCAGATGCACCCAGATCAACCTGGCCGACGCGCTCATCGTTCTTCAGGCCTTTCCACGTTTTTCCATCGAAGGTAACGAAGTTGCCTTCCGAGTCGCGGAAACCGTTGAACATGTAGTCCACGATTTTACGGCGCACATCATCAACAGAGCCCCGCTGCGCATCGGCAAGTGATGCCAGTGCTGACCCTTTGTTGAAGATTGGATCACGCCAGTGGAACTTGAAGCCGCTGTCGTGCACTGGAACCATGGTGCCGTCAAAGCTGTACGCGCGAGCATCCAGCGCCGCACCGATCTGGCCTGACATGGAAGTGTGAGCCCAGCCACGACCTCCGGTACGCGCATATTCATACACTGACTCTTCCAGGCGGACAGAGCGAGACAATGGCATCAGGTCGTTGAAAAGGGTGAATTCGGTGTTCGGCTCGAACTGTGCCAGTACCGTCTGATCGTACGCTCGGTACATGCGGCGGATATCGTCGACAGCGTTCACCGCGTCCAGATGTCCGTTTTCACCGAAGCGAGCACGGGCAATGAAGTCAGCGACAGACTGCGCACTCATGTTGCGCGCCATCTCCAGCTCGCGGAACTGTGCCTGGTTGACTTCGAGGTTACCGGTGCGTTCACCGATAGAGCGAGAAAATACAAGCATTCAGGTGCTCCTTACTTGATAACGACGCGCAGCAGATCGCCTGCAGCAACGGTGTACGCCGTGTCTTCTTCGACATATGCGCGGATGGACTCGCCAGAAGCGTGGGCTTTCACCTGGCCGTTTGCGATGGATAAAGGTTGGCCTTTTTTGTACGTGCCGGCAGCGGCTCGCACGTTCAGGAACATGCCCGGCATCGGATGGATGCCAACCACCAACTCATTCACAGGGATTGAGTCGTCAACCGTCTGGCAGCGAAGATAATCAAAGTCAGCGACATAGAGGATCGCCTCTTCGTTGCCATCAACCGAGGCCGTGAACTTGGCGGCGGAGAAGAAGCCAACAGTACCTGGCTTGGTGGCGGCCGCCGCGGCACCTTCACGGTTAAGCAGCGGATTAGGGAATACGCCACCGGCGTGAATTACGTGTTTTCCGTCTTTAGCCATTTTTTACTCCGGCATTTCGCTGACTGATTGGGTGTTGGCAGCCTGACGGAATGCACCGTTCAGGCCGAAGGAGGTTTGGCACTTGGCATACATGGCGTCGAGCGCCTTGCCGTCCAGATCTGCGACTTCTTCATCGCTCATGTTCATCGCCAGCTTCACAGTCGCGCGCTTTTCGCCTTTCTCATTGTCGACGTTCGCGTTCAGGCTGTTGAAAACGACGTCCACGCGATCGGCAAGTGCTTTCGCCCACGCTGGCATCTCTTCGTTATTGGTGGCCTGCTCTTTTTTCTTTGGCTTTCCGGTTTCCGGGTCGATTTCTTCATCGCCTTTTTTCTTGGCGGTGGCTTCTTCGGCCTTCATCTGGTTGTATGCGTCCATCAGCTCGGCGTCGGACTTGCCTTCAGTCGGCTTACCAGCGGCTTGCAGCGCATTGATAATCAGTTCTTTCATCGGATCGTTCTCTCCGTTGGTTTTAATCTCGTACTCAGTGGGTTTGCGCACGACTTCTACAGGTTCGCCGACGAACACGGCCTTGCCGTCGTCATCGATGAGGTACTTCTGCTTCAGATATTTGGTGTCATTGCGGTAGATGAAGCTGTCCGGCCACACCGTTTCAGGCCAAAGCCACTTATCTTCGTCGTCACCCTCGCGCAGCTTGTCGCTGATGGCTCGGGAGATGTCGTCAAAAGAGAAGTTGGAGGCATTGGTGAAGAAGAATTTGGTTTTGTTGATCAGGCCGTCGCGAGTGCAGTCGATACCATCAGCCAGGCGGGCAACTTCGATCTGCTGCTCATCACCTTCTGAGTTAACGAAGATGCCTACGCCCTCCTCCGGCGTTCCGGCGCCAGGCTCATCAAGCAGCACCGCCACATGGTCAAACATCATGTTGGTGGCGATTTCGTTGTACTTCTTGCCCTTCGACTCGCCGTTGGCGGCGATACCGGAATACAGCAGGCCGGTGGAGATGTGGATTGGGTCGGAGTTGGTACCGGCCAGCATCTCATCCAGACGGTTAATCAGGCGCTTGCCCTTGTCGCTCGACTCGGCGTACTGGCGGTTAACAAACATGTCACCCGTCACCTTCCCGTCTTTATGGCTGACGTTCTGCAGCCAGGCCCCGACGTGGTACTCGTTCACCGCCCGGACATCGCGCGCAGACACATGCTTGCCGTCCACTTTCGGGTGGCCCAGCGGCATTGGATTACGCTCAAGCGTGTTGTAGGCCTTTTCGATTTCTGCTGCCGGGTACAACTTCCGGTTCATCACGATATCGTCCACGACAGGCGTGATGCCGCGAACCACGATATGTGGCTTGCCGTCGATGGTTTCAGTGGTGATGTTTGAAGCGGAGTTGACGACGGTCAGCACGTTAACGCGGTTGCGTTTCATGCTGGGTCCTCGTTATTGGATGGTTTTGTGTAACGCTCTGACGATGGTTTTTACCTGGCGCACGTTGCCGCGGCCTTGTGACTTGATGACCTTGCGATCGCCTACCTGCTTCATCATCGCTTCGATGCCGCCGATCTTAACGTGCGTGCATGAGATATCGCCAAGTCGCTTTGATTCGAAATAAATGCCGCTCATATGGGCCTCATTGGTGGATTTCAGGCAATAAAAAAGGCCGCCGGAGCGACCTTGTTGTATTTACATCAGCCCCAATTCTCGGAGCTTATTCAGATTGTGTTCTATCTTTCGCTTGCCATATTCGCCGTGAAGCCTTTCGCATTCGGCGTTATAGGCGAGGACGGCAAGCTTTAAATCATGGAAATAGCCAATGTGGTGGTACTCCCCACCTCGAGCAATCTTAGCCACCCATTTTGACACTTTTCTGCTGTCTGTAGGGGTGTGCCAAGATACTCCAATAAATCCAGATTGCGAGTCGGCTCTTAAGCTCTCGTTTAGCTTGTTAATCGTCTTGGTGGCGGGTCGTAAATTCTCAATGCGGTTATCAGAGCGCACGCCGTTAATATGATCGATAAAATCTGGCTCATCGCCGTTGAACATCTTCCAGACAATTCGATGGGCCATTACCAGTGCGCCATCCACCTTGACGCGGATGTAGCCATCTTTGCGCTTATAGCCACAAACTGAGCCACTCTTGACGCAGCCGCGAGATATCTTGGCTATCAGGTCAGACCCTAACACCTCAAAAAGCTCATTCAGCCTATCCTTTGATGGCAGAGGGACAACGCCATCTTTGCTGGCTGGAAGACATTTTGTTTTGTTAAGCAAAGAGGCGCACGCCTTACAGCTTCCGCGATATCCATCAGTGCATTTTTTGCTTCTGTAAAACTCAGATAACGGCTTGGTCTCACCGCATTTCTTGCATGATTTCATTCTAAACCTCGTAGCAGGTTTCGTAGATGATGGGTGCGGCAGGGGTGTCTACGTTCACCCTCTTCGACTGGCCGGTCTAGCCGCACGTCAATTTTACCACTTCACTTTTCGTCAGGCTTCCATTTCTTGCGCTCGGCAGCCAATTTATCAGCCAATCCCTCGTTATAAATCTGACCATCATCTGTCAGTAATACTGGGATTTGGCTGCAATAACAGTTGGCGCGGTTCTTCATTTCACTGTAGAAATCGCGCACCTCTTCGGTGGTGTAGACCTTGCCGTGACGGCTGGCGTGCCAGGTGCGAGTCGTCGGCTTGAGCGCTGACAGCCACAACAATCCGGTATTCAACCCTAGCCGGTCAGCAGCCCAGTCGGTTTCGTTCCATTGCGCCTGGCGCAGCGCGCCTACCTGCTCTGTCTGAGCAATGGCCTTAGCCTTCGACATGCTCACATCGAGGCGTTTACTAATAACCTGGGCGGTATCTCTTGGTGACACCCCGCGAGCCACCGCATCGGTGATGATGTTGGTCAGATCGCCGCGGGCAGTGTCGCTGATGACCTTCCAGTCGCTGAACGTTGTCAGCCTGGCCGCCGCAACCTGATTAAGGTGACCGGGACTGCTTAAAAGCTGCTGTAGCGTTGTCTGACTGGCGTACACCTGCGACTGCTGCGAGAGGTTGTTGAAGGCCTCCAGCGTGCCGCGCTGCGCTTCTGCGACGACGTAATCCATCGCCCAGAGGTTTTGCTCGCCACCCTCCAGCAGATGGTCATCGAGAATAGCCTGTACCGCCTCCAGCAGGTCAGCCAGTTCCTGCGCCGACATGTCGTAGATGAACTTGCCGGCGTTTACCTGGTAGAGCCGCACATCCTCGCCGCGGTCATGGCAAAGGAAGTGCCAGTTATGGCTATTTACATCACGCTCCCGCCCGGTCAGGCGCTGGTCGAACAGAGCTTTCAGCGCGCGCTTGATGCCGAGATACCGATCCTCTATATCCCGGTACATCGCGGTTACCTGCTTTGCCGATCGGGTCGGGTCAACCTTGCTACGCGGAACTATCGGCAGGCCCACCTTTGCCGTCTGTTCTGGTGTCATCGGCCAGTGGATCATCGGTAGTCACCTTCTCGTCCGGTTTTGGTGGTTCTTTTTGCTCCGGTAGCGGGTCAAGCCCCACAACTTCGCGCAGCTCATTGGCTGTAATCGGCGGCTCACCGCCATAGAAGCCAGTGGTTTTCTGCACAATGTCGGCAAGTTTCGAAGCGTTCTCGATCTTCTCTTTCTCGCCTGGCGCCAGCAGGTCGCTCCATGAGATGGTGACCTCGCCTTTGGTCGGCGGGTCGATAATCCCAAGCGTCCAGAAACGCTCCAACAACGCGGTGATCCGGTCTGTCAGGAAGCCATTACGCCGCGTGTTGCGTCGGATAGCCCAGTCCGTTTTATCCTCATCGCTCGCCAGTCTCCCGGTCTGCTGACCGAACAGGATGGTGAACGGGATCTGTACGGAGGCGGCCAGTTCATTCGCCGTGACTTCCCATGTCGGCCCCGGGTCTCCGGGTGTAACGCTCAGAACATGCATCTGACCGGCCTGCATTACGGCCGCCGCATCAGTACCACGGTTAAGCTTGTTGACCTTGTCGCCCATCGCTTCGCCGAGATCGGCATAGCCAGCCTTCTTAGCCTGTTCTGCCAGCGTGGCCATGTCGGTTTCTTTGCTGAACTCGACGGCGATCTGTCGACTGGCGTTCTTCAGGAAACCCTCAGCGCCACCACCAGATACTTTCTCAAGGTCGAGGCCCTTGTTGTAGCCAGCTTCCAGCAGCGGGATGCCGGACAGCACATTGTCGTCTTCAGAACCTTCGCAGAACAGGATTACGCGGCTCGTGTGTACCGGTTCGCCGCGCAGCGGGCCGACAAAAGGCTCATCACCGACCGGCTGCTCGTTGAAGTTGAACATCTTCGGCTGGCCGAACGTTTCAGACTGACGGTCGTTATCCCATTCGGCGACTGTTAACTGCGGCTCCCATACCGGGATAAGTTTTACAAGCGCTGACTCTCCGAGTCGTTTTACTAAAGCAGTATCGACCTCCTGATCCCAGTTCCGATTGTCTTTCACCTGAAGAAGCAGCGCTGAATAACGCCCTACCATATTGCGGCGATCTGCATCCTTCACCTTCGGCCACAACTTCTTCATGAACTTGGTGACTTTCTTTTCCCAGGCGTTTGTATTCTTCGCCTCCTGAGCTTCATCACCGTCAACAATGACCGGATAGTCTTGCCAGCAACCATCCAGCAGACGATGCACCACAGCGAAGCCAGCGGCGTTGCGGCGGTACATGTTGTAGAAGTCGTTGAAGGTGATCGTGCGCGGGTAGCCAAATTCCTGGTAAAGCGTCGGGCGCTTCGTGTTCCCACCACCGATGCCGATGGCATTCAGGTAATTTGCTCGCCTCATTTCAGTGGCGAGGTTGTTCACAGCCAATTGAAGGCCGTTATCTTGTTCGCTCACTGGCGATGCTCCTTAGAAGAATACTGTGCCGACCTGCTTGCGGTTGTTCTTCGTCACTGCGAAGTAACGAAAGCCGTCAGCACCGTGCGAGGTGGCGTCATGGAGAGGTTTGTCTTTCCAGCAGCCGCGCTTGTCGTCCCACTCCTTACGGTAGCCCTCAAGGTGAGAGATACCTTCCGAGCATTTCTCCTCATCGAATACGCATTTCGGGAGGATTTCACGCGCCGACTCAATGCCGGTATCGATGCCGGCTTTCGGCACCACTTTGAAATTCAGTGAGTACATCTGACCATCGATTTCGTAACCTTCGCGCGCCAGCTCTTTGCGTGACTTCGCATCAGCAGCGAACTCGCGGTTTTCGATGTCGTGCGGCCCCCAGTGCTCGCCGTACTCATAGCCACGGTCTTTCAGCACCTTCATGTAGTGCCTCAGCCCCTCGCCGGAGTTTTCGTAGTAGTCGATGATGTGGAACTCTTCGCCAACCTCGCGCACGAACCAGATCGCCGTGGAGTCACCCACGCCGATATCCCAGAACGTGTGTACAGGGAGGTGGGAGTTATCAGGGATTTGGCCGATCCGCTTGTTGGTGTAGAGCCAGCGGAACTGTTTGGCGTAGTACGCGCCCTCGACCGACTGCTGGAACGCCTCGGCCGGAATGGTCGGGTATTCGCGCTTCATGTCATCGCCGAGTGTTTTCTCTTTGGCGTAGTACCAGGCTTTCTGGCGTTCGTTGACGACTACGCCGTGCTTCGCCTTCATTTCAGCGAAGTACTCAAGCAGGCGCACCGGCAGAGATTCAACCGGGTCGATTGCGTACTGCGGATTCTTCCACCAGGAGAAGAAGAAAAACTTCCAGTCCAGTGCGGATAAAGGCTTGCCCTGCAGTAACGCTTTCTCTGCCGTCTGGCAGTAATCGAAGAAGTAACCCGCCCGGCCCTCTGCCGTGCTCTCGATAGTAGCGAAGCATCCGGTCGATACCGCCTCAAAGGCACCAGTGACGATTTCACGGGCTTTGTCAGGATACTTGGCGCATATCTTCCCGAACTCGGAAACGTGCAGGTAGCGCAGCGTACCGCCACGAAATGACGTGCTGACGTAGAGTGAGCCGCCCTTCTTAAAGACGAGTTCGCCAGAAGAGTCATTACTCGCCGGGTTGGCCGCCTTTATCTCTGCTGGCAGCTTGTCGTATGCGTACTTCACCTTTTCGCGGAACAGGCGCTTTGCGTCATTCAGCGTGTGGGCAATCAGCGCGCACTTCGCCGACTCAAACAGGGCCGCGTCGAGCTGGATGATGCACACCTCAGTGGTGAAGCCGAGCTGACGGGCTTTCAGGATGATGTTTCGGGTGTGGATCCCCTCGAAGTATTCCCGCTGCTCAGGTGTCATCCTGAACCGCGTAGGCTTTCCCTCTTTGTTGGTGATCCAGTAGAGATTGTTCAGCCGCCAGTCTTTGTCGGCCAGCAGCTTGATGTGCTCAGGTTTCATTACGCCCCCTGAGACAATGAATCCATCAGGTCAGAGATACTGTCCGTATCGTTGTTCTTGTCACCGGTATCGATGTTGTAGGCTTCTCGCTCGGCCTTGATGACCTTTATCTGTGCGTCGACACCTGCCACCAGAGACCTGGACAGTGACGCATGATTGTCCTCGGTGAATTCCACATCATCCAGGAAGTCACCAAGCTTTCCAGCGATACGACGCCATCGCGCCAAATCAACCCGATGCTCAAGAACTACAGCCGCAGCTTCATCAGCAGCTTCGTTAACAATCTCTTCATCAGTTCGCACATGTTCGCGCGAACCATCATTGCGAACCTCTTTGCGAACGAGCTTCTGCCGCGTGGCCTTCTGCACTTGTCCTGTCAGGTCTCGCTGCCACCCGTTTTGCGTTGCTCGCTTACGAATGGCTGTATCACTTACGCCGTGTTTATCGGCTATTGCTCGGATAGACAATGAACCGGCCCGGTAAGCCGTTTCGATAGCCTCCCAGTCCGGTTTTGCCATAAATTATCCTTTAACTTCCTTTATGAATGCGTATATTAAATATTTTTTTAGAAACAACTTTTTTGGTTGTCTTAGGAGAATGTAGTAATGGAAAAATCTGGTACCGATAATAATGGAAAAGCTGATGTAAGCTCATGGTTCAAGGCAGGTGTTGAAGATTTAAAAGGCCAGTGTAAAGCTGTAGTATTTTTTGCTTTGTCTATAACTGTCTGCATGTGGATGTCACTAGGCAATACATCCTCTCCAAAAGTGAGTATTGCGTGGCTTTTCGCTGCCATTGTTTGTTGTCAGGCATCTACTGACCTTATCACTTTCTCTAGCCCTAAAAGCAAAAGCAACTTTACGGTCGCTTTAAGGCTAATTTCTGGTGGTCTAGCTATTTGGGTCGCATATAACATTTAATTTCTTTTCGCAGTAAAATCAATGAGGCACTCCCGACAGAACATTTCTTGTTTGTCAGTGAGTGCCATATTTTTTACCAACACTGAGGTGAAGTTTTTGGACAGTTACTACATAACCATTGACGCAATACAAATCTTGCTTGCGAAAAGTAATGGTTTTTACCTAATTTCTTGGTCTAATCAAAACCGTACTGCCATTTCAAAAGAAGAGCTAGCTCGCATTCTGGCATCAGAATTTGGCATCACCAAACGTGAAGCTACTAATTACATTGCTGATTTGAACTAACCTTTCTCGCCATCGAATTCGCACTGGGTTTGATGGCTTCCTTGTACTGATTTGCTCATTCGTTACTCCGTTGTTTGTTCGGTCTGCTCTGCCGGTACTGGCGCGAAATGCACGCGCTTCACATCGGCCGGAGCGAAATACAGCCACTCGCCTGTCTCAGTCGCCAGCGGCACAAAGCCATTAACCAGCTCCGGCTGACGGCGTAACATCTTGCCCGTGAAGCTTTCGCCTGTTTGGGTGGTTAGCGTGATTTGGTAGATGTCAGCCATTCAGCTCCACCTCTGCGCCTTCTGCTACAACCTCTTTCTTGAAGCAGATATCAGTTAACCAGTGCCAGTTAGTCAGTGCCGCGACAAACAGCAAAGGCTTCATGTATGGGCGAAGTGTCATTTTATAGGTTAGGGTGCCAATCATAATTTACCTCCACTTGTCATTATCGAAGCCCCTCAGTGAAGAGCTTCTGTAATGGCTACTTCGCCTTTGCTTTTGTTTCAGCTCGCTTACGGCGCCGTTCTTCTTTCTTCTCGGCGTTTGCCATGTCCATGAATGCCTGCATGATCGAGTTCCTCATCATGTAACTGACAAAGTGATGATTGACGCAGCCGTTGAGACGGAGTTGCTCGCCAAACTGATCAACCGAGGCCAGCACTTCCATCATGCCCTTCTCGCCTTTCATGAACTCAGAGAAGTCTCGCCCCGCTCTGGAGGCGCATTCGATGACGCGATTATTCATCCTTGAAGCCCTGGGATCGTAATCTGCAGCTGGTTAGCAAGGGTGTTAATCTCAGCGACCAACACGGGCTTCGTATAACGCCATGCTGCGAGTCCTTGTCCGCAGAAGCTCGCCATGTCCTTTTTCTGGTCAAACTCATGGCACTTCATGTTGAGCTGCGCACTTAAGCTGTTGCGATGCTGAAGTTCTCCAGTGAAGTAGTCATCGAGGACTTTATAGGCCGCGTACTTGAACCCGGGGTTTAACCAAGCCGCATAATCGTAAGCAACAAACTTCCCGCCATATGTTCCACCGTGTACACCGCGCTCAGTGAAAACCACAGATTCGTGGTTTTTCTCCAGCTCGGCCAGGAACTCTTTTGTCTGCTTGTTTCGCAGATAGTGGTAAGGCGACTCAGCATCACTTTTGCCACTGGCTTTCCACATATCGGTGAGGCAGATCATGCCGTCTTCCCCGACACGGATTGGTTGATTGAAGAGGGTTAATGATTTCATTTCGCTGATACCTTTTGGTGGTTGAGCCTGTTCTCGTAGATACGGGCAGCCCAAGAGCGGTCAGCGTTACCACTGCCCTATCTCAAGCTCTACCCCGAAAGGCTCTTGGTTGATATGCGCACGAGAATGCGCGGTTTACTGCGGACATAAAAAAGCCCGACCGAAGTCAGGCTCTGTTATTTGGGTAACGAATCATTTAAGACACTGCTCTTTGATGTAGTCCTGCATGCCGCGAATCATCTTGTCAGCGGTTGCGATTCCGTCCCGGTGATCGAAATAATTCCGTCGAGCGTCTGGAGTAAGTTCGGGGGCTCCTGCATCATCCACGCCGGTGGCGGAGGTGGCTTTTGACACTCCATGGCAGGTTGCGGCGATGCGCAGCCGTTTAGCGCCAGAATCGACATCCCGACGCAAATCGTTAATGGTTTTTTTCGCATCGGACAATTCCTTCGTGTATTTGGCATCCAGCGCAGCAACATCGCGCTGACGCACCTGCATGTCTTTGATGGTGGCGTTCGCCAGGCTGAGGTTCTTGGTGGCCTTATCGCGCTGGTCTTTGTAGGTGATGGCGTTGTCGCGGTAGTGGTTAACGAAGAACGCCAGCACGCCGATTAAGGCCACCACCAGCAGCTGCCGCCAGTAACGCTTTACCAGCGTGCCAATCACGACAGGAACAGAGCCCGCTCTGCCTCCCGGCGACGGGTCAGCCCGTTCAGCACCTTCCCACCAGCTTTATTCCAGCGCAGGAACTCATCGGCAGCGCCAGCGTAATCACCGGCGTTAAGTTTTCGCAGAAGGGTCGATGTCGACAGTGACCGGGCGCCGAGGTTGTAAGTGAACGACACCAGAGCGTCGAATTGCCCCTGAGTCAGACCAACTTTAACCAGGCGGGACACGTCGCTCTCGTAGCTTACCAGTCCGGTCTTCAGCAGGCGCTCTGCCGTTTCCTGCTTGATAGTCATACCCGCGCGGATCGGTTTGCCGTCGACAGGCTGAGTCCAGCCATAGCCGATCGTCCACACTCCGACGCTGTCCTGGTAGGCGGTGAGTTTGCAGCCTTCGAATTGCTTGATCAGGGCAATGCCTTTATCACTGGTTTGCATCTCCGCCTCCAAAGCGAGAATTAAACACCCGGGAAGCCATAACTTTAACCTGCTCTACGCCAACAAACCCGAGCGCGCCACCGATAGCAATCGACAGGGACTGCGGAAGGTTGAAGTAATCAAGAGCTGACACAGCTGTAAGGGTCAGGGCTCCACAGATTGCCCCTTCAAGGAGCATTTTCTTCCAGCCGCCACCGCCGTAAGCGATTCGTAATGCGGCCATGGCAACCGATAGCAAGACGGCACCCATCGGCGTTTCGCCACGCCACCAGCTGTGGAGTAGTTCGATAAACTCCGTCCAGGAGTGGGGATCGTTATGCATTTTCATAGTCTCTAACCTCCGGCTTAAAAGCGGGGGCTGTGTGTTTAAAAGGGGTCAGGCCCTCGGGACGATTTAACAAGAAGGCATGTCGAGGATGGTTCCCGGAGCCTGAAAATAAAAAAGCCAGCGACAGGCTGGCAATGTGAGGGTAAGGCAATGTCGGCTCTCTGGCCGTAAATACCCTGGCTGGGTTTAGTGTGTGGCGATCGGACTCGAACCGATACTCAGGACCGGCATCAGCATCATGCCTAACCCGCTGGAGTGATCCAGTTGATGCGTTACTCTACCCATCCAACCCGCAAGCGGGAATTGAGTTACACCACAACGGACAGAGCACTGGACGCCCGGATGGCATTAGTCGCGTCTACCGGATTTCGCCTTGTTCAATGCTCTTTCCTGTTGTGCAGATACAAAAAAGGCCGCCTAAGCGACCTGTTTTAAATTTCTTCTTTATGGGTTTCTGTTGAATGGTTCGACGGTGAAATCAGTCATCCTTCCGCTCGCTTCTAACCCTGCAATAAAGCCAGAAAGCAGATTGGTATACATATCAGCAGTCGCTTCACTCTCAACATATCCGCTAATAGTGTCGAAACGCTTTCCATCCCAGTAAAGCCCCTCAGGAATAGGGAAGGTATGCTTAAATTCCATTACCGTGGAGCTTGAATCAAAGTCCATATCAACCTCGTCTTAGTTGCTCGTCATTGTTCGCTATGGCAGGCGGTGACGATACCGCTTTTCGATTGGCCTATCTAGCCACAGCCAACTAAAAAGCCCAAGGCGTTAACCTCGGGCTTGAATTCTTTGTGTCGACAATCAAAGCTATGGCGACGATATCAGATTTACATGAAATATAAGCGTTTCAATCCAGTTTTGCAAGCCTGAAGTGATTAGCAATTCTATATGCTATATCCGCTCTTTTTACATCATCGTAGAGGCCTAAGTACTCGCGCTTTCCGTCTACAAGAATTTGAGCCTGCCACTTTTTTGCTCTTTTGTTGTAATAAATACCCTTGCTACCTGATGTGTTATTTTTATAGATACCAGTGTTAAGAGAGTTAAGTTGGCTTGTTGCTTCTCTAAGATTGGCAATCCTGTTGTCGTCTCTTATTCTGTTTATGTGATCGATCTCTTTTTCTGGCATATATCCGTACACGTAGAGCCATGCAAGGCGATGAGCATGATAAAGTTTCCCAGAAATTTTTATTTGCACATAGCCAAGAGAATTTTTGCTTCCAGCAACGCTTCCTACAACCACCTTCTGCCTTTTCACTGCCCATGAAAACAAACCAGAAAAGGCGTCGTACTTAAGAATAGATTTAAGAGTTTCTTGGTCCATTACTTATATCCTCTCAAATCTAAATTTGTCGCCTTTTGTTGTGAACGTGATCGCGTTACCTGCAATAAAGCTCCGCTGTCCAGGCGCAGGAATATACGGCGCATCTCAATCCAGCGGTCTGTAAAGGTCTCTGACCAGTTCTTTGGCGTTACACCGACCAGTTCCGCCATCTTCTGATATTCGTAAGTCTCACGCCCCGCCAGCTCCGCTTTGACGTCCTGCGCCGCCAGCCAGACAAGCTTCTTCAGGCGCTCCATCGTCTTGCCCGCCACTTTCTTATCGCCGAGCTGCTCCCGGAACTCAGCCCATGCCCACTGGGTAATCGCCACCTGGTGCTCGAAGCGGATATTCTCGCTGTAGTTCCAAAGCAGCCACGCTTTCTGATGGTCTTCCAGAGACAGCACGGCGCGGCGCCAGGATGCGGTCACGAACTCAACCGGGCCCACCAGCGCAATTGATGAGCCCTTGGCGCGTGACTGGCTGCCACTCATCGGCGGGCCATCAGGGTTAACTTTCCGGCCGGTGACCGGGTCAGTGACTTTCTTCCGTCCCCGGCTGCGCGCCGTCGCGGTGAATTGCGCGTTCTCGGCGAAAGCTACCAGCTGCCCTTTCGTCGCCCCGCTCAAATCTGCGGTCGCCACAATGAGCTGCTGACGTACGTATTCCAGTTGCTGACTGTTCATGCGGCTTCCTTATGTGGCTGGTTGGTTTTGGTCTGGCTGTGCTTTGCTACTGGCGGCATGCTGGCGCGCTTAACGCTCTCAACCTGGTATCGGGTTATCTCGTCTCTGTTCACGGCGCGCACTCCCCAATAATGATCTGCCCCTTCTCTCCCCAAAGTTTTGTAACCCGGCCATCCCAGACGCGGCTGTCGTCGTCGAAAATGGCATCGAGAAGCGCCTTTTCCAGGTTGTCTTTATCCGGTTTCTGCTGATGCGCCTGGCCGTTGAGTTGCGCGCGCTTCTTCTGGCTCCAGCTTTTTGGCATGGGAATGATGAAGGTGATGTGATAACCGGATTCAGGAATGTTGATTCCAAGCAGGCGCACTTCGGCTTTGAAAGCCCAATATGCCGCCGTCGCAGGTCTTTTATGCCAGCGATCTCTCTGTGTCATGCGCGGCTTACTGACCGGCGTGATATCGTAAATATTCATACCTTCACAAGCCCCTCTTTCAGCCAGATAACCTGCGTGCGGGCCATGCCTTCCAGCGCGCACTCCTTTGCATATTCGGCATCTACCAAACGCGTACGGCGATCTATCTCGTCGTGGCAGCTGCTGCATGCGATGGTGGCGATCAGGTCAGGCGGCTTAATTCCGGTTCCGCACAGGCCGGCAAGGCGGATATGTGCCAGCACTGAGGTTTCAGGATTGCCGTTGCATACGCCGGGGATCCGCACCTGACATTCCCGCCCGCGTGCCGCTTTGCATAAATTAGCCATGCGCTCTCCTCGCCGCGAGACGCAGCCATTTCTGATCCACCAGGCGGGCGGTGTAGCCTTTCATGGTCGGGATGTCGGACGGCTTAACCGCGACCTTGCGCTTGCGGCGAGCCGGAACGCGGAATATTTCGTTTGTGATGACGCGTGCGAGAGGGTTATTCATGCAAGCCTCCCGAAATAGTCGCCACGATAACGGACATCGCGAAGCTGGATGTTCTGGCTGACGACGAAAGCCTGGGTGTACTCAATCAGGCTGTTCATCCGTTTGATCCCCATCGATGAGGTGCTTTCGCGAATTGCCACCAATTCGCCCTCAAGCCCGGAGATAACCTTCCCCTGCCCGCCAGTGGCAATGGAGTGACCGGAAACCAGAATTGACTTCCATGACGGAAGCGACCACGCAGAGCCAGCCCACTGAATGCGATGCTTTGCCAGATCGCCGCAAAGCGCGTGGAACAGTGAATTCTGAGGAAGAGTGCGCTTAGGGTCGGCAAAACTCACCACGAGCGGGAAATCTGCGTTTACAGGCTGCTTGTTGATGTAGTCGATGAGGTTGCGGCGAACCTGCTCATCACGCAGGTAGAATTTGATACTCATGCGCCACCTCCGAGAGGTAACGCAGAATGCAGAAAATCGCAGGTGCCGTTAAGCATCTGTGACAAGGTGAGGAGTTCAGATTGTGGTCGCATTTAAGTCCCCTTAAATGCGCAGAAGTCACCGGAGTTGTTCAGGCTCCGATGACATGATTATGGACGGTTGATTCAACAAAATCAACGCGAGAAAAAGGCCTCCGGAGAGGCCCTGGCTGTCGATATGGGGATTCCCATATCGCTTGTATGGCAGTTACACCAAATCGGGCAATTTGAAGCCTGCCATGTCTTCCGCCCGGATTGGAGGCGATAGGCAGTCAGCAAACACCAGGGTGCCATCGAGCAAAATCACGAAACCCCACCCCATAAACAGGTTGGCACTACACCAGTCAGCCTTTAGGGGCACATCTGGCATCTTGTCTGGAAAGACTGGGTAATGCTCAGCCAGCCACTCCATTGCGTCGCAGCGATTGAGAGTATATTTGTCGTACATCATGCCTCCTGCTGTGGTGCTGCTGGCAGAGGCATCCAGTGGGTCACTCCATAACCATCCTCAAGCGGGAACACATTCACGGTCGCATTACCTCGCCTGAATGTTGAGCCGGTAAACTGGGCATCGTGGATGCTTGGTGGAACAGTATCAGAATTGAAATTTATGAAAATAAGCACCCTATGATTCTTAGTCGGCATCCGATCACTGCACGGAATCCACCCCTGTACAGGCTCAGCACGCTGAAGAATGGCGGCGCGGCAGGCTTCAAATACCGCATTGTTAAACTTCACGCCTTCAAAAAAGATTTTCCCATTATGCTCAAACCAGAACTCGGGCTTCTCAGCATCGGGTAAGAGGCTTTTAAGCACGCCATCAGGCACAGATACCGCCGCTGGCGAGGCGGCGCGATACAGAAGCACATCACCCATCTCTGTTCTGGATGCTGGCCATATTCCAGCAGTCTGAAGCCAGATATGCTCTGGCGCATCCTTGCATGGCGTATTGGCTGGCAACTTGCAAGCCGTCGTTACAGGTTCGGCACCCTGAAGCATGGCGGCGCGGCAGGCGTTCCAGCCGACAGCTTTTCCGTGTTCAAACGCGCTGTCAAAGTCATCATCCATTTCCATCGCATCAGGTACAGATACCGGCGCTGGCGGGGCGGTGTAAAACTTCGTGCCAAGCGGCAACCGTTTCATCTTGCTAGCTCCCTTAATAATTCGGTGAGTTGATGCTCCACCGAGGTCTACCGTGCCGTCCATAACCAGTCCATCACGCTGCTCGGAAACCTCACCCACAGGCTCCGCTTCGAGCGATGCCAGCGCGATACGCAGAGCCGCCAGCGTGTTGGTTCCATCTTCGCCTAGTCCGAACGGGATTTCATCGCGGGTGGCTTCCATGCCGGCAATTTTCTGCTGCAGCCATTCTTTGGTAATAGTGCTCATGATGCCTCTCCTTTACCGGCTGCGGCGGGGACATCGATGCCAGCAGCAGACAATGCAATGCTGAACGCCTCTTTCAAATCTGCAATCTGCTTGTCTTTGGCATCCAGCTCATCCAACATCCTACCCAGAGTTTTGGTGTGCATTTCTTCTCGCTCAAGCAATGCTGTTCCGCAATGTCGTTGCTCAAGTTCAGCAATCTCATTCAGCAGCGCCAGCATTGTTTCCGGGCTAGCTGCAGCGATATATCTCAATACGTTTTCAGACTGTTTCACTCCCCCTGCGGCTTTATTCAGACAGTAGATAGCCTCTGCTCCGCCTACTGTGATATATCCCCGCCCTGGGGCGCTGAGGTCGCTGGTGTAGACGTACTCCCAGTCATTTTGTCCTGCACGTTCAGCCGCTTCACGTAATGCGCGTTTGTCGATGTTGCTCACTGGGCGGCCTCCTTCTGCGCAATTTCACCCCATGTTTTCAGGCTATCCGTTTGAACAACGACGCCAAGCAGCGCGAGAATTTCCTCAGGTGTTTCTCGTACAACTATCTTTTCGCCCGAGGTCATTTTGATGTGGCTTACTCCAGCAAACAAAAACGACTCAATATGCTCAGCCACAACAAAAACTGGCTCGTAGATTGTTTTCTCTTCCCAACCGATAATCGAATCGACCGGACGAGAAACTGTTGCCTGCTGACTCAGTTTTAAAATTTTCATACCCCTACCCTCCCCCAAACCATCAATACCCTTCTCATCGCCGGACTGTTCCGGCACTCCTGAAATATTCCATTGGTGCAACTGCGCGCGGTGCCGTCCTGCTCTTCCGGCGTCGCCAGGCGATAAGTCACCGTTCGCCAGACCTTGCTCACGCGCACAATCTTCCGGGCCCGCTCCAGATCGATAGCGTTCTTCGTGATGCAGTTGATGGTCATGCCGCACTCTGTGGCCACATCCTTCGCGGTGAAGGTCCGGTGCGTTTCGAGATAACGCAGAATTGCCTGTTTGCCTTTCATCAGAAGCCCCCTTTCTTTTTCGGCTGCTGCTCGCGCCCGCGGCGTTCTGCGGCGGCGGCCTGCTGGTCTGTGTCGTAAATTGCCCCGTTGATCTGATTGCAATAAACCGTACCGGTACTGCCGTGGCGGTTGAGTCGCAGGATTAACTCGGTTTCTCCAGGCGGCACGCTGTCATCGAAAGCACCTTCCCGGTGGATACCAACCCAGTAGTCGCAGTCCTGCTCAATCTGTCCTGTGTCGCGGGAATCGCTCGGTAACGGGCGTTTATTCACTCGCTTCTCCAGTTCGCGGTTGAGCTGGGTCAGCAGCACGACGACGCAGCCAAGCTCTTTGGCGAGGTTCTTCAGACCTTTGGTGATCATCCCGTAGGCCAGGTCATTACGGTCGGCCTTTTCGGCGGTCATCAGCGTCAGGTAGTCAACCAGAATCATGCCTACACAGCCCTTCTCGCGTTTGATTCGGCGGCTTTCGCTAACGATATGCGCCAGTGACAGGCCAGGAGTGTCGTCGATATACAGCATGTCTATTTCACTCAGTCGCCCGGCAGTAGCGATCGCCTTCTTAAAGTCGCCGTCGTAGTCGCCCTGGTACTGGTCATCGGCGTCATCCGTGGCGGGCATGTAAAAAATGCTCGGGTTTATGCCGGACTTCTGACCAACCAGTTTTTCGAGGATCTGGTCACCAGGCATTTCCAGGCTGAACATCAGCGCTGGTTTTTTCTCGCGAACCGCGCAGTTGATCGCCATCTGCCCGTACAGGGTTGTCTTGCCCATCTTTGGCCTTGCGCCAATCACGAACAGTGAGCCTTTAACCAGACCTTTCGGCGCCAGCAGTCGGTCGAGTGACGGGATGCCGGTACTCATGCCGCGCTGTTCGCCTGAAGGGTCAAAGCGTTTCTCCAGATCTGCTACCCAGTCATCCATAACCTCGCCGAACGACCGCAACCCACGGCGACTACCGGTTTTTGAATGGTCTGCGAGCTGGGTGAAAATACCCTGAATGGCCTCGTACTTCTGCGTGGCGCTCATGCCGTTGCGGGAATACAGCAGCTCAGTAGCTTCGGTTAGGCGGTTGATACCGTAGCGCTCCATTGCGGCTTCCCGGACTGATGCTGCGTAAGCAACGATGTTTGCAGCGCTGGGAGTGTTCTTGGCTATCTCCGCCAGGTAAGCAAAGCCACCTACCTGCTCCGCTAGCCCTTTGCCTTCGAGCGCGTCAAACAATGTCAGACCATCGACTGGCTTGTTGTCGCGAAACATCTGGCGCATCTCGGCAAATATCAGCTGGTGAGGTCGGCTGTAAAACGACTCAGGCTTGAGCATCGCCAGAACCTTCTGGACTCGCTCGCTGTTGTCATCGTCCAGCAGCAGGCCACCGATAACGCTCTGCTCTGCTTCGAGGTTATGAGGTACAGCCATGAATTCAGCGGTCATCACGATCCCCCTCGCGCACTTCGATGTAGAGCTTTTCGGTCAGGAACTTATCGAATTTCATGCGGCGCCAGGTCTTCCCGGATTTCTGGTCTGGTCGGTCTTCAAGCATCCAGCGGCAGTTCTGAGCGATGTAACGCAGATAACTTCTGAAACCGTCCATGTCCATCGGCTTGCCGTCCAGGTTGCGGGCAATTTTGTTAGCCTTACCCCAGAATGTGCGGATCAGATTGCGTCGCTCATCAGTGAGGCATCTCCATCCCCTGGCTTCAGGCAGTTCGTCTTTCAGGCATTGCCACACTTCATCGCATGACAAACGAGACTTTTTCTCTTCAGCGGGTTTCTGGTCATTTGCGACATACTTACTACCGTTAGGTAGTAAGTTATTTAATATATTGTTATCTGTGGACACTGGCTGGACATCGGCTGGACACTCCACCCCAACAGGCATTGGTACGACTGCGTTTGCGCTGGACACTGGCTGGACATCGGCTGGACAAAAATTTGACTGATATTCGTCATATTTGACCACTTTTAGAACAGTAAAACGGTTGTTCGATTTGGTGGTGATCATGCCCAGGTTCTGGAATTTACGTAGCAGTGATTTAACGCGATCAGCGGTCAAACCTGTTTCCATTGCCAGCGTGTTTCGCCCGGTAATAAACTCTCCGCGTTCGCAGATCACATCGCCAACATCAGTCGAAACCATTGTCTGTTCGTGATTAGCGCGCAGGAGCAGGTGAACCCATAAATGAGCCGCCTCAGCGTCCTTGTAGAACGGCACATCCATAATTTTACGGTGCAGCAAGGCAAACCCCTTACCGTCATTCGTGCGCGGTTTCTGGAGCCTTCTGGCCTCTCTGGCTTCGGCTAAATTGGATACGTTACCCACGGCCACTCTCCTTACGTTTCAGTTCTTCCAGGATGGCGCGCATCTTCTCTGCCACAATCGGATTAACCGAGCGGATGAAGCGGTCGCGGGTTATGTTTTTATGTACAGCGGTATGGTAATAGCGTGGATTTTTTGCCATTATTCCTCCTGCAACTACTCTCTTTTTTGCACCTGAAAGCCGTTGGTGTTCCAGCACCGCGGCTTTTCCCCTTTCTGCGTTCATGCTTCAAAATCTCCCTTCACCCCATCCCGGTTCGAAATCAGGATGGCCAGCAGCAGCGACATGTTCGGCACCAGGTTCTCCCGCCACCGGCTTACGGTCGACTTGTTGACCCCAAGCACCTCGGCTATACGGGTGGCGCCAAACTCGGCTATCTGGCTGTGTAACCAACTCTCGATTCGACGTGCCTCCGCTTTGTTGCGTGTCATTGATTTTTCCATTTGCGATAATTCCTGTGATTTATGGTTAGGGCCGCCCTCAGGCGGCAAAAATATTCGGATACAGAACTTCACGCGGAAGCCCCGTTGCTTCTTCGTACTTGCGCATTTTTGTCACCGGCAGGGTGCCGCCACGCTTTTTGAGCATGTTGATAGCCTGCGGCGAAACGCCAACCTTCTCAGCCAGCACCTTTTGAGAACCACCGACTGCATCAATGGCTTTCTCAAGCGGCGTGCTGAACTGTGATGTTTTGTTGATCATGATTTGCTCCGCTCATGTGTAATCAACACCATGTTAATTCATGATGTGGATTAAATCAACATTATGGTGATGGAAAAAATACACATGTTGTTTACCATGCATGGAGCGGAGGGTTTTATGAGTAGCATTTCTGAAAGAATTAAATTTTTACTGACAAGGGAAGGCTTGAAACAGCGGGATTTAGCTGAGGCTTTATCGACCAGCCCTCAGACCGTAAACAACTGGATAAAGAGAGACGCGTTAAGTCGTGAGGCTGCGCAACAAATATCTGAAAAGTTCGGTTATTCTCTTGACTGGTTATTAAATGGAGATGGCTCTCCAAAGAAAGATCAGGAGAGCAATATCCCGCCAGAGTCTGAGTGGGGAACTGTCGATGCCTGGGACAAAAACACACCGCTACCTGCGGACGAGGTTGAAGTGCCTTACCTCAAGGATATTGAATTTGCATGTGGCGATGGCCGCGTTCAATGCGAGGATCATAATGGCTTTAAGCTGAGGTTCTCCAAGTCAACACTACGCCGAGTAGGGGCAAACACCGACGGTTCTGGAGTTCTCTGCTTCCCGGCCACAGGTGACAGCATGGAGCCGATCATTCCCGATGGCACTACGGTAGCCGTAGACACGAACAACAAGCGCATAGTTGACGGTAAGCTGTATGCCATTGGTCAGGCAGACGGCGGTAGCGGGCAGCTCAAGCGCATTAAGCAGCTATACCGGAAGCCGGGCGGCAAGCTAATCATTCGCAGCTACAACGGCGACGCATATCCGGATGAAGAAGCTGACATTGATGATGTTGAGATAATCGGTCGCATATTCTGGTACTCGGTGTTGCTGTAAAGACGAAGCTGCGACTGGTTTAGCAGGCGCACTGAAATTACGCTGAGGGGATAATGGAAGAATCAGATCAGGAAAAACGAGAGCGCGAGCTAATGGAGGTGCTTTGGCGAAAATTTAGAGCGCTATCACCTGAATTACTGTCTCAATTCCTAGCAGAACGAGGCGTTCCAATCGTCTCATGCCCTATATGTGGCAGTGCAGATATGGCCGTACCACAGGCCAGCGAGCAAATTTATGACGGAGATAAGCCGACTGGAGAATGGTTTACGTATGTAAACCCATCAAAAGTAAGCTCATTTGGGTTTGAACCATTACACTCCTTGCTTCAGTACAACTACCGCATAATTTGCAAAAATTGCGGATATGAAAACAGATTCTCTGCGCACCCAGTTCTATCGTGGCTGGAGAAGAATGACAAAAAAACTAATGCCGAGTAGACTATGAATCAGCACAAAGAAGATGCAACAGTCGTCTGGGATCGTTTTCCACAACATGGTGGCGGTAGCGGCGGAGGTGGTGAGATGGAAAGTAGAGTTGCAAGACTGGAATCCGATATTGAGTACATAAAGCGCGATGTATCTGATATTAAATCGGATATTAAGTCTATTGATTCCAGGTTAGCAACAATTGAAACAGCAATTGGCTCGCTTAAAACCACCATTAAAGCCTCCGCTGTTGTCATCACAGTGGTTTTCTCTTTTTGCGCATATATTTTTGGTAATTATGTAGCCAAAATACTTGATGCACTAAATGGGTTGGTTCTCAAGTAACCCCGGCCCCGGCATTGCCGGGTTTTTTAATTTCCTTTCCGCACTATCTCAGCAGCATCCCTGTTCACGCCCTTCCCTATCACGTTGCCAGTTTCCTTCCGGTACTGTTCAAGTTTTTCAATGATAGCCTCCTGCGTCACAGGCAGATCCGCCAGCGATAACTCCATCACCGCGCGCCCGGCGGCATGAGCCATCATGTTCACTTTTTCTTCATCCAAGTCCATAACCCACTCCCTTTTTGATGTTTTTTGCAGCATATCACTTATGCCACCAAAAAATAAATCAACATAAAAATCAACAAGAAACGATTAAATCAACAAAATAAATCCACAGAGTGTTGACCTATAAATCCACATGATGTTTAATTACCCCATCGAAACGAAACATCGACAGCTGAGCGAAGTTAGCCAGCGGCGGACAGCAAGTCGCCTGCTTTTTAACAACATACAAAGTCGGAACAGCACTCGGTAATCCTGTTTAGACCCCAACGTACAAATTCGGCGCAGCACCGGGCGCGATCCGGTCGGTGTGAGGCTACCCCCTCGCGAGAGCGATAAAGGCGTGGGAACGGGCAACACTGGCGGGATGAGAGGTGCGAAGCGCAAACAGATTTATTCCAGTCCATTCGAAGCTGAGTGGGCTGTGCTGAATCACAAGAGGATTTTTTATGACTCAGAAATACATTCCGGCGTGTTTAAGAGACCTTCCTAAGAATCGTCAGAAGCCACGCAAACAGGCGATTAAAGAAGCGCAAGTGGAAGTTCTGAATAAGGCAATCGCATCGATAAAAGACGATATGCGTGCGTTCAAAACAGAAGAGCAGCGTCGCGGTCATTACCAGGCGATCAGCACACTCTCACAGATTCGTGATGAGTTGTAGCAGCTGATAGATAAAGCATTTCTCCCGCATCAGCGGGTAACTACAGAGGGCAAGAGGATGAAGATTGGTGAATGCGATAACAGTTACTTCGGGGAAGATGACACATTCAATACACAAATATCACCTAAGGCGCTTGCGGCCCTTATTCGGCAATACAAGCACTGCTGTAGGCTCTCGAAGGTAACTAGCCAAACTGCTGCTTACCGCTTATGCCCTCACAAGCTGGCTGAAGCTAAGCAGTACCAGATTCGCCGCGATCATCTGGAGTTATTTTTGAGGGTGTTGTCCGATTCAACTGCTGATTATGACGTGGAGGAAATCGACACTTACTTTGGCGGAGCTACTGATGATTGGTCGCTAATCCTCAAGGAAAGAATTTCTGACTAACCCGCTTCGGCGGGTTTTTTATCGGCCATACATAGGCAGATTTTCGAGTCTGCCCATTTATGACAACCGGCGGCCATCCTCCGCCCATTGAAACACTGAATAAATGCGTTGAAGTCTTGTATTAACCGTTCCGTTCGCCGCGATAAGGCTAAGAGGATTTATGAGCAACAAAACTGGAGGGCGCGCTTTCCCGTGTGATTCTATCGTGGAGCGCGACGAAGTTGGTCACTTACATGGTTTCGAAGTCAGCTCTGGCGGCATGACATTGCGCGATTATTTCGCTGCAAAAGCGCTGATAGTTGCTGCGCGAGGTGCTGATGGAGAGCCTGAAGGGGCCTACTTCGAAACTGTTGATGGGATAGCATCAAGAGCTTACCTGCTGGCTGATGCAATGCTCCACGCCCGGGAGGCATCATGACAGTTACCCACAACGGCAAGCAGTACACCGCCAAAAAGCTCAACGATAACGAGTGGCAGCTGACGTCGGTATCAAACCCGCGTGAAAAGTTGGTACTTAACCGCTGGCAGATGCATATGGCTGGCTTACTGGCTCAGGTGGAGGGGAAAAAATGATGCGAAAGCACAAGTTGCCAAGTGCTGAGGAGATAGATTCCTTGCTGGATTACAACCCTGAAACCGGAGTATTTACGTGGAAAGTGACGAAATCAGGATGGGTTGTAAAGGGGCGGCCTGCTGGTTCAAAAAACAATAATGGCTATCTCCGAGTTGGTATTGGAAGAAGGCACTACTTCCTTTCTCGAATCGCATTTTTCTTATGCACCGGGGAATCACCTGAAGAAGTAGACCATATCAATGGTGACAGAACAGATAACAGGGCGTGCAACTTAAGAGCCGCAAGCCGTCATGAAAACTGCCTCAATAAGTCGGTAAGAAGCGACAGCAGGACTGGTGTAAAGGGCGTCTCATGGCGACCGGATGTTAAAAAATGGTCTGCACGATCAACTGATTCATCGGGGAAGAGAGTGTTTTTAGGTTACTACCGCACCATCAGAGATGCGGTGGCTGTCCTTAATGATTTTCGGAGAGAACAGCATGGTGAGTTTGCAAAAAATTAGCAGCAACTTGCACTACGGTACCACCCCGCTCATTCGCCAGTGCGTCACGCCCGGCATGATGGCAATGCATGAAGGCCGAACCTATCGCGTCTCAGCAGTCATTCAGGAGCGCAAATGGGTGTATCTGCACACCGACGCAGAAATCATCCGCCTCAGTGACTGCGTTATTGACGTCCTTCTGGACGGTCACGGCAACCCTATCCAGCAGTAACCACCCTATTCAACCGATCGGCCTGGCTTCTGCGGGCGGGATCTGCACATCCAAATTTCAGGAGAAACCATGAGCGAAGTAACGGACTTAACTGTCATCGAAATCAAGCCGGAGCAGGCGCCAGCACTTTACAGCGCGGGTGGACTTAATGGCTTTCTCGAGCAAACCCGCGAACAGGCTATCGAAGTGCTTATCGCTCTGAAAGATGACCTGATCCCCTGCGCGAAAATTCATTACTGAGGTGAATCATGAATATCACATGCGAGTGCGTGGACATGCGCACATCTGTCGGCCCCCACAACACCATCAAAGTTGAGATGGAAGGCGTTGTCCTGGCCGGCACCGTTAAAACCCGTGACGTACTCCCCCAGCTCGACGGTGCAGAAGTCATCGAATGGCTGGCTGAGCAGGGCTACACCGTCCTTCACCAGGAGCGTGCGGCATGAGTGCTATGGAGCGCTGGGATGACGATGCTTTCGTCAGGCTGATGGCGGATGTACTGCCAGAGCAGCCAATGACCCACGAACAGGCGGCGCAGGAAGCGATCGCCGATTACCGTTCGGAGCAGCAGGAAATGAGAATGGAGGGCGCACTATGGGCACAGCAACACTGATCCTCGGTGAATCCGGAACCGGCAAGTCAACCAGCCTGCGGAACGTTGACCCAGCCGATGCGATCCTGATTAAGGCTGTAGGCAAGCCGCTTCCGTTTCGCTCTAAAGACTGGACGCCGTGGGATGCCAAAACAAAGACCGGAAGCGTAGTCGTATCTGATGACTGGAATTACATCTTTAACGTCATCAAACGCGCGCCTACCTACGGCAAGAACATCATCATCATCGACGATTTCCAGTACGTAATGAGCAACGAGTTTATGCGCCGCTCAGAAGAGAAGTCGTTCGATAAGTTCACTGAGATTGGCAGGCACGCATGGGAGGTTATCAAGTCTGCCCAGGACGCGCCGGACAACCTCCGGGTTTACTTCCTGGCTCACACCGAAGAAACGCAGATGGGCCGGACGAAGATGAAGACGATTGGGAAGATGCTGGACGAGAAGATCACCGTCGAAGGCATGTTCACCATCGTTCTCCGCACCCTCACCCGCGATGACAAGTTCTTCTTCACCACCAAAAACAACGGATCAGACACCGTCAAATCCCCCATGGGGATGTTTGAGACCAATGAAATCGACAATGACCTCGCCCATGTAGACGCGACCATCTGCGAATACTACGGCATCAACAACATTCACCACATTAAGGACTCCGCCGCATGAGCAACGTAATTTTCACCTATAGCGAAGAATCAGCACTGGCCGCCGGTATGGGCGGCTTTATTAACGAAACTGGGGCCTACGCTATCACCATCAGCGAAGCGTTGCTGACCACAGCAAAGAGCGGAGCAAAAGCCATTGAGTTCTCTGGTGAAGCTGATGACGGCCGTAAGATCCAGTACCTGAGCGTCTACGTTACGAAAAAGGACGGAACCGAAAACACCTTCGGCGCGAACATGATTCACGCAATCATGGGATGTGCAGGTGTTAAGCAGCTGACGCAGTACATGAAGTCTGCTGGCGTGTATGTAGCGCCGGAGTTTGCTGGCAAGCGTGTCGGCCTGGTTCTGCAGAAGGTACTGTCGAAAAAGGATGATGGCAGCGATACCTATAAATTCGATATCCGTATGCCATTCAACGCCGACACCCGGCAGACGCTGCAGGAACGTCATGAAGGTAAGAATGCCGAGACGGTAGAGAAGATGATCGCCACCCTGAAAGATAAGGATGAGCGTAAGAAGCCAACCCAAGGCAACGCAGGCTATCACTACGGCATGGATGACGATCCGGGCCATAACGACTTCTAATCCTTCCTCATCGAAATAACCAAGCGCCCCCTATTTCACCTCACGGAGACGGGTTAACCACACTCGTCTCACGCAATTTAAGGATGAACATGAACCACTTAATGATTGACCTCGAAACGATGGGTAACGGGCCATATGCGCCGATCATCTCCATTGGCGCTGTATTCTTCGACCCGAACACTGGCGCAATAGGCGATGACTTCCAGGTGAATGTATCGCTTGAGTCATCAATGAGGTTTCGCGCCCGGCCCGACGCCTCAACAATCCTGTGGTGGATGGAGCAAGGCGAGGATGCGCGAAAAGCGTTAACCAATGACACCGAAGAGCTTTCCACCGCTCTGTGTTGGCTATCTGAATTCATCGCCAAACACGCCAAGCCGAGATTCGTTCAGGTATGGGGCAACGGTGCATCGTTCGACTGCGTCATTCTCCGTAACAGCTATGCACTGATCGGGCAGGAAGCGCCGTGGCAATGGTGGAATGACCGAGATGTCCGCACAGTAGTTGAGATGGGTAAAGCGAGCGGCTTCGACCCTAAGCGTGATATGCCATTTGAAGGCACCCGCCACAGCGCGCTTGACGACGCTATTCATCAGGTCAAATACGTTTCTGCGATCTGGCAAAAATTAATCCAGCAATAACCAATCCGGTCAGGAAATAGCCATGAACAAATTTACCCCCGAGTATCGAAAATATCTTCTCCGGCCAATCCCTGACCGGAAGCTTTCACCCTCTGAGCGAGCAGATCGCAAAGAGCTTTACCAAATCATCCAGCAAGAAAGAGCCAACGACGATTCACCCCCTTCCCCATCCAACTACACGCCAGCTGACCCATACCTAAACGACAACCGCAAAGGCCTCGGTGGCGCTTCAAGGAGTGACTAATGACTCACGCTCACGACGACATCAGGGTTGGCTCACTGTGCCTTCCCTTCATTGGTAACGGCTGGCTAATGCCATGGGGTGAAGTGGTCAGCAATCCATTAAAGGCGCAGCGTCTCGCTGAGGAATATCGGGAAAGGCAGGAGGCGGCATGACAGCGAAATACTCACTTCTGTATGTCGATCCCCCTTGGTCTTACGGCAACACCATCAGTAACGGTGCCGCCGCCGACCACTACTCCACCATGAAACTCATCGACATCAAGCGCCTGCCAGTGTGGGAACTTGCCGCCGAAAACGCCGTGCTGGCGATGTGGTACACCGGAACGCATAACCAGGAGGCTATCGAACTGGCCGAGGCCTGGGGTTTTGCCGTTCGCACGATGAAGGGCTTTACCTGGGTGAAGCTGAATCAGAACGCCGAACTGCGCATCAACAAGGCGCTGGCTGAGGGTGAAGTCACCGACTTTTACGACTTCCTCGATCTGCTTAACGCCGAGACGCGCATGAACGGAGGCAACCACACCCGGGCCAATACCGAAGATCTGCTGATTGCTACCCGCGGCGCCGGGCTGGAACGTAAGCACGCCGGGATTAAGCAGGTTGTCTACAGCCCGCTCGGCGCGCACAGCGAAAAGCCGTGGGAAGTACGCCACCGGCTGGAGCTGCTTTATGGTGATGTGCCGCGCATTGAGTTGTTTAGCCGCAGCGCGGCGCCAGGTTGGCACCACTGGGGAAACCAGTGCGACACCGCCGCTGTAGAACTGCTGCCAGGCTGCGCCATCGATGTTGTGAAAACGGAGGCCGCATGACTCCAGAAACAGACAACGCCATCCGTGCAGCCTGCCGCCGCTGCACCGAGGAAATCCAGCAGGCCATGCGCAAGAAGCCAAAGCCTAACTGGAACGAAACGGTGCCTCCCATCATCAACAAGCATCACAAGAAAATTGAAGCTCTGGGAGTTAGCCTCCTGGAGTTCGTCGTCAAAACTGGCCGCCTTAACGGGCGGTTCGGAGCCGAACAATGAATATGAAAACTGAAAAAATCGTGATGATGGACAGCGATGAAGCGGCCAGCATCCAGACTGTAACTGGCTGGGTAGACCGCCAAGGGCGTTTCTGGGGAAAAGACGAACACCAGGCGCGCTGGTGCGGTGCCACTCATCGCAAGTGTAAAAATAAACCTGATGAGCACCCGATTCATAGCACTAATGGCTATTGCGAAGAATGCCACCGCGAAAGCCGCCAGGCGAAGTTCGCCACCTATGAACGCGCGGTATGGGCCGGAGAGCCGCTAGTTATCTTTGATGATGACCACTACTTTTTCGACGCTGAATCGCTGGCCGACTATTGCTATGAGCACTCCCTGCTGCCGAGTGAGTTGCAGTTAATGATCTGCGAGCCTAACTACCCGCCGGAGTTCGATCTGGAACAGCACTGCGAAGAGATAATGCCGGATGGCGATGACTATTACTGCTTGCCGCAAGTTGTGCGTGATGCTGCTGAGGCGCTGAATAAGGCTCTGAAGGAAAGTGCTCCAGTATCGTGGAGCGCCAGCAATCGCGTGGCGATCGTCTCTGACGACATGCTCAACGACGAGCAGAAGGCCGAAATAATGGCGGAGCGAGCCGCATGAAATCGTTAATCACCCGGGAGCTTAAGGCTCCCTTTTTATTGCTGGCGTTCACCTTCAACCGAATTAACCGACAGTTCCGGGAGCATTGATTATGAGAGAGTTTAAGGGTACGCCGGGCGAATGGAAGTACACGATTAGAAACGTGAACGAAATGATGACTACTTTCCATGGCGTGACAATTGGCGACACGTACATCGAAGCAGCAACGAGAAATGAAATAGAGGACGCGCAGCTTATAGCAGCCGCGCCTGATTTGCTGGATGCACTGCAATGCCTGTTCGAAAACTATAAGCAGCTCGCTGATTCAGGCGATGCCGGTAACTGGCGACTCGAAGATGAACCCGCCGGAAAGAAGGCACTGCATGCCATCAACAAAGCCCTAGGTAAGGAGTAACTATGCCGGACATCATCGATACAGCAGCAGAGATTGAAGGGCTTCAGCGTAACGCTGCCCTTTCCGCTCACCAGCTAAACCGCAACGCTTTATCAGCTGAACGTTGTGAAGAATGCGATGAACCAATTCCCGAGCCGCGTCGCGCTGCCGTTCCCGGCTGCAAGACCTGCGCGGAGTGCCAGGAAGAGATCGAACTCAAGAATAAGCAGAGGGGGATGTGATGGGAAAGGTAATGACCAACCGCGAACTGGTAGACGCCGCGATAGAGCTTGCCGGGGAGTTTTACGCGATGCAGGGCTATTCGCACCGGCCTGGATTTGAGTATTGGAACTCCCCTCACCCGCATGAGCGCCTGTGTTTCGAAATGGCTTGTCGGGCGTTCGAGATGATTCGCGGATCCGATGTTATGGATGCCGTGGCAGACCTGGAGGATGAAGAGTGATGGATAACAGGAAGGCCCGTCGGCTGGTTGGCGCCCACATCAACAACACCTACCGGATCAGCAATAGACGCTGGCAGGTGTGGGGTAGCAATTGGCCTTTTGTTTGGGAGCATGCAAAACCATCACCTCGGCAGAAGAGAAAGGCTAAAGAGGTTACTGCATACCGCGAGGAGTTAAAACGCAGTCAGGAGCTAGCCAATGTTCAGGATAATCCAGCCTAATACATGGTACGCCGATGATTTCGGCGCGCCCTGCAGAATCCTCCGTGCTACCCACGAAGTAATCCACTACATCCGCAACGGCCGCACCTGCATCGCCAGCATGGGCCGCTTTAACCAGGATTTCGAGCCGCTGACAAAAGCACAGGCTGAGCGGATCGCCGAAGAAATCGAAACAGCAGATCACCTGAAGAAGCTGCGCGCCCAGCGTGCGGCATGAGGAGAGATTATGCAGCAATACGAAACCGGTTCATCGCTTCAGCTACGAAACTTGATTCGCCAGCGCCACGCTGAATGGTCAGAAAAGACCTTCGGCGATGTCGGTCCGATCGGCCCGCTTAAGCATCTGTCGAAAGAAGCACTTGAAGCTGCAGATGATGTTGGCGACCTCAGCGAATGGGCTGACATGCAATTCCTGTTATGGGATGCACAACGCCGTGCGGGAATAAGTGACCAGGAAATAACCGCGGCTATGGAAGAAAAGCTAAAAGTGAACATGGCGCGTGAATGGCCGGAGCCGAAAGACGGCGAGCCGCGCCTTCACATCAAACCATGACGCAACTGATAGCCAGTTATGAGCTGGCTATTGGGTGCGAAAGCACTGCCTCACATCCCTTGATGTTATTGCCGCCTATGGGCGGCTTCTTTTTGCCTGGAGAAAACCATGAGCGACATTATTCAGTTGGTACCGAATAAATGGGTCACAGAGGAACTTTTAACTGCGACAACCGGCATGTCAAAGCACATGATTCAGCATGCCCGCCGGTCTACCTGGATGGAGGGAAAGCATTATCGCCATGTTGCCCCTGATATGGCACCTAAGCAAAACAGCCCAATCATGTATAACCGCGATGAGATAAACCACTGGATCGAGCACCAAAGCCCAGCGAAACGCCGGAGAATATCTGCTTAAATGTCCTTTGGCACATCAAACGAGGAATGATTATGGCAGCATACCCAACAGGCGTAGAGGTTCATGGCGAATCGTTACGCATATGGTTCATATATCAGGGGAAGCGTGTCAGGGAAAATCTCGGCGTTCCTGACACGCCAAAAAACAGGAAAATGGCAGGCGAACTTCGGGCTTCAGTCTGCTTTGCGATAAAGACAGGCACATTCAATTATGCCTCGCAATTCCCTGATTCATCGAACGCAGAGAAATTCAGCACTGTCAGAAAGCAAATCTCACTACTTGAACTGAAATCGAAATGGCTTGGGCTTAAAGAGATGGAGCTTAGCCTCGGGACGTTGAGGCGTTACGATTGCCACCTCACAACCACTATCGAAACAATTGGTGAGCACAGGTATATCGGCAGCCTGAACACTGAAGATATCCTTAGTGCCAGGAAGGAGCTACTGAACGGCTGGCAGAAGACCAGACATGGCCTAAATCATCCACCCAAAAAGGGAAGAAGCGTTCCTACAGTCAATAGCTATATGGCATGTCTTGGCGGGATGCTGGGCTTTGCTTTCAAAAGTGGCTACCTGAAAACGGATCTGATGGCAGGCATCACCCCGCTCGCAAAAGAAAGGCCCGTTCCAGATCCTCTTACTTCTGACGAGTATCAGCGAGTGGTTGCGGCCTGCCCAACGCTACAGTTTCAGAATATGGTTATCTTTGCGGTAAATACAGGTGTCAGGCATGGCGAACTAAGCGCGTTAGCCTGGGAGGATGTGGATACTGTTAACTGGACTGTTACGGTGTCACGGAACTATTCCCTGAAGGGTAACTTCACCCTGCCAAAAACCAACGCCGGGATTCGAACAATACAGCTGACCCAGCCAGCAATTGATGCACTCAAGGCGCAAATGCCACTGACCAGAATGATGGCATCCCACAAGGTAAGCGTCAGCCTACGGGAATACAAAAAAAAGAGAACCGATGAATGCACCTTTATATTCTCGCCGTCCATTACTTCAATGAACGGTAAGAAGACGATGTGCTACGTCCCAGGATCCATTAATTCAGCCTGGCGCACTGCCCTGCGTCGTGCAGGCGTCCGACAAAGACGGTCTTATGAAACCAGAAACACATATGCGTGCTGGGCACTGGTCGCCGGAGCGAACCCAAATTTCGTTGCGCACCAGATGGGCCATTCGTCAGCGCAAATGCTATTCACGGTTTACGGTAAATGGATGACCGAGAACAACCATGACCAGGTGGGCATTTTGAACGCATCATTTACTCAAAATGCCCCACTGATGCCCCATAGAAAAACCGCATAACCTTAACTATCTGATTTAACATATTAATATCACTTCAATCATGATTCATCTGGATGAGTAAAGTCGGCTCCTTTGCGTTTAGCTTCCTGCCCGTGATGTTCTGTATTGCTATCCCGCTGGGCCTGGCGCGCGAAAATAAAGGCGTCGCGGCGTTTGCCGGGTTTGTGGGTTACGCCGTGATGAACCTGGCGGTTAACTTCTGGCTGACCGCGAAAGGCATTCTGCCGACCACCGACGCCGCCGTGCTGAAAGCCAACAACATTCAGAGCGTGATCGGCATCCAGTCTATTGATACCGGGATCCTCGGGGCAGTGATCGCGGGTGTGATTATCTGGATGCTGCACGAGCGCTTCCACAATATCCGGCTGCCGGATGCCCTGGCCTTCTTCGGCGGTACCCGCTTCGTGCCGATTGTTACCCTGGTGGTGATGGGACTGTTTGGTCTGATCATTCCGCTGATCTGGCCGGTCTTTGCGATGGGCATCAACGGCATTGGCCGCATCATCAACGGCGCGGGAGATTTCGGTCCGATGATCTTCGGCACCGGCGAGCGTCTGCTCCTGCCGTTTGGCCTGCAGCATATCCTGGTGGCCCTGATTCGCTTCACCGAAGCGGGCGGTACGATGGAGGTATGCGGTCACGACGTGAGCGGCGCGCTGACCATCTTCCAGGCGCAGCTGAGCTGTCCGACCACCCACGGCTTCTCGGAAAGCGCCACCCGCTTCCTGTCTCAGGGTAAAATGCCTGCCTTCCTCGGCGGCCTGCCGGGTGCCGCGCTGGCGATGTACCACTGCGCGCGCCCGGAAAACCGTCATAAAATTAAAGGCCTGCTCATTTCCGGCGTGATCGCCTGCGTCGTGGGCGGAACCACCGAGCCAATCGAATTCCTGTTCCTGTTCGTCGCACCGGTGCTGTACCTCATCCACGCGGTGCTGACCGGTCTGGGCTTTACCGTGATGGCGGTGCTGGGCGTGACCATCGGCAACACCGACGGCAACGTGATCGACTTCGTGGTGTTCGGGATCCTGCACGGCCTGTCCACCAAGTGGTACCTGGTGCCGGTCGTGGCGGCTATCTGGTTTGCGGTTTACTACGGCATCTTCCGCTTCGCCATCACCCGCTTTAACCTGAAAACGCCTGGCCGCGATACCGATACGGCGAGCAGCGTTGAACAGGCGGTTGCCGGGACCGTGGGCAAATCCGGCTACAACACACCGGCCATTCTGGCGGCGCTGGGCGGTGCGGATAACATCACCTCGCTCGATAACTGCATCACCCGCCTGCGTCTGTCGGTGGCGGATATGTCAAAAGTGGATACCAACGCCCTGAAAGCCAACCGGGCCATCGGCGTGGTACAGTTAAATCAGCACAATTTGCAGGTGGTTATCGGCCCGCAGGTCCAGTCGGTGAAGGATGAGCTGGCAACCCTGATGCGAACAGTTGAAGCCTGA